CTAGTCAACCTCTTCTATTGTTTTCCAACAGTCGATAAGATTTGTTTCCGCTAAATCGTCGTCATAAAGTAGGCCAGTAACAAAATCATCTACAAATTCGTCAAATGTTTCGGTTATTGTAACTTTCGTATTACCCAATGAATAGATGGATTTATCGTTCCATTCTAGTTGATTATCGCTAAGTCGTACCACGCCATATTTGCCATCAATATTGCATAATACACACTCGACTTCTTCAATTCTAGTGGACCATATTCCATCGCCATCCTTTTCTCGATAAAAATACTTAATAACCACACGACCTATGTACTTTTTCTGTTTTAACCATTCTCTAACGCTCATAGTAGCTTTCAACATAAATATCATCCTTTCGATTAGTTTTAGGTTGTTTCTTTCATAATACCATCTGTTTTGTTCGTCGCCAAAAACTAGAGCATTTGCCCTAGTCGGTTAAAATACCTCCTTTTCCCAGTATGTTATCTTGTAAACCTTTTCATTGTTTATTCCGGTCTTTACTTCAAAGTCCAAATCTCCGGTAGCGAAGTCAAACGGGAAAGCTTTTCCCATTATCTTCTTCTCCCAGATATGTGCCATCTGTAAAGTATAAGCCCACAATACTCTCTTCTTTATCATATAGTTCTCTTTCATAACAATACCTCCTATAAAGTATTAGGTTGTTTCTTCCATAATACGACCTGTTGATTCCGTGACCCCTTAAAGACAAAAAAAAAGACCCCTTGCTCAGGAGTCCTCCTCATTTTCATCTTCTTTTACTAGTGCTGGTAAGTCATTATAAACCATGTTGCCGTATTGCCTTGTGAGACTAAGCATTGTAGTTAAGAAATATAAGTCCGCATCCGACATTTTACCATCGTCATACTGTTCGTTCAGTAATTCGACGCAAATGTTCTCGATATCGTCTATACTCTTAATCGCTTCATCCACAATTTTCTGTACAACATCTTTTTTCATAATATCACCATCCTTTCATTATACCGGCTGTTTAAATCGTGGAAAACGAGAGCATCAGCCCTCGTCGTTAGATATTACCCGCTTATAATCTTTTTAAGTTCTGTTTCGTAGAATTCAAGTTCTTTTCTAAATTCCGTTTCGGTTATGTTCAGAACTTCCTCGTAAACATATCTCGGAACGCCAAATACGTCAAGGTCGTCTATTGAAGCATTGACACTTGTCATCTTCAATAATAAACCCGCATTATCATTCCGCATATCCTCGATAGTTTTGAGCTGTTCCTGAACACTTTCGATATGTTCAATCAGTCCTCGAATCTTTGCGATTTCTTTAAGTTCCATAAAATACCATCCTTTCAAGTTTCAGGTTGAATATCTTCCATAATAGGATCTGTTTAAATCGTGAAAAACAAGAGCGTCTGCTCAATCGAACAAGCACTCTTGCCCTCATTCAGTCAATTATCGCATTTTAGAAATAACATTCACTAATCCGCTCAATCCTCCGATACCAGCAAACACTAATGTTTGGACTATATTGCCACTCATAGCGTATGATATACCGACTAAAATTGAACCGAGTATTATTAATGCTAAGTTCTTTATCATACTCATAATATCACCTCCTCTCATAATAGAATCTGTTTTGCCCGTTAGGGGATTAATATGGCCTGTTTCATTCGATAACCCAAAAACGATAGCAGTTGCGCTAACCGCCATCGTCTTTGATTAGGTTTAGGTATTAGGCTCATTCAATCATTTACGCTGCTGCCAACAATATAATGCTATACAAGCCATCGCAATTATCAAAAGTCCCATTTTTCTTCACCTCCTCTCACTATAGGAGGTGTTTCATTCGTTACCTGTAGTTATTAGTGCTATACTTGTTTCTGTCTTTGTAAATATCATCTTCCTGAATAAACGCAATACTCATAAGCAGCTTATTGAGGAATCTCCTCTTATCATTTTCTGTCTCTGATTCTTCCCACATTCTCTCGTAAAACCTTATTGAGAATTCTGTACGCTCTCTGGTATGCTGGCCGTAAATCCTGTCCTTAGTCGACCTCAGTGTATCCTCGAGCATCTTTACATAGGCTTCTCTGACCTCAGCTCCATTCTCGTAATTACTTACAGTTGCTGAGCTAACTCCTGCGAACTCTGCAATATCCTTCTGTGTAAGGCCCATTGCTTCCCTCTGAATTTTAAATGCTACTTCTCTTTTCATTAAATATCACCTCATCATTTTTTAAAAGATTAAGACCGTCTGCTACACAGCTCTCACCCTATGTCTCAGACGGCCTCACCGTCAGTTAGTTATCCAAATTGTCAAGGTCAATCGTCGTGCCGTCTACGTCAACGTAACGACCAACATTCTCATCGTGCTTTTCTTCTGCCTTGCGAGCTATCTTCTCTTTAGCCTCAGCGTATCCTGAGCACTTAAAGAAGTATGCCGCAGCCGTAACAAACACGAGTCCGATTACGTTGGTCACACGTCTAGCGCGGCCAAACTCATCACTCTTTTTCATTTGTCTTCACCTCCTTCACTATGCGACCTGTTTTGGTCGTGACTACTCCAGTCCTCGATATGGTAACCTTCTTAGTATCCTGGAGAATATCTTCACCGGGCATAGGGTTGAGGACATAGAAGTACTCGAGCACCTCACCAGGCTTCTTGCATATGTGATAAAAGCCCTTCTGCTTATCGTTAAAGTCTCTAGGCTTAGCTGAGGAAACGCTTCTTAACACCCTTCTTCTGAATTCCTCGTAGTTCTTTTCGTCATGAAATAATACCTGAATCGCCCATTTTGCTTCTGTAATCATTAAAATATCTTCCTTTCTTAAATCATCTCGAGCTTGATATATTTAAAAGCTCTTAAACGTGTGTGCTCCTCTGGGTTATAGGCTAGGTCGTAAATATAAGTGTCTAGCACCATACCAGGATGAGTAGCTTGCCAATCCGAGTGACCAGCTAACTCCCGCTCAACGAACCCTTTGGCCTTATCGATGTTTGTGAAATATGTCGTGAGCTCTGTTCTAGGCTCGGGCATATCACTCATCCAATGGCCCCTCGTACATTTGATTAAAATACTTCTTCAACTCCTTTTTTATTTCTTCAGCGTTCTCGGGATATATAAACCTTGCAAAACCGCCAGTACTATTAATATAATTAACGTAATAGTCCTGATTAGGTCTATGGGGAGAGGTCTTACACCTTTTAAACTCGAGAAACGCCGTTAAGCCATTACAATACACCGATACGTCGGGAAATCCCTGAATATCATCAGTGCTGTTGCGCTTCCATATGCAACCTGGAAACATCTCTTTTATTTCCTCTTTTGTACATCTCTGAAACATGCTTTCCAGTTTTCCCGGCATTCAGCATCCATCCTCCTATTATAATATATCTTGAACGGGTATACGTCCTTCATTTCAGTAAGGCAAGGTGTACAGTATTTAGGAATCCCGCCTCGATGTGTCTGGAACTCACCTCCGCACATCTTACATATAAAGACCATATGCTTCCTATGCGTCTGCCTATATATCTTAGCTTTTTCACGTATCTCGTATTTGTGTATCTCCGAGTACTCCCTGGCAAGTTTAAGCCTATGTTCTTCTCTACAATCATCACAATACACCTTACGCGTCTGATAGCAGTTAATCCCGAACTCTTTGCCGCATATAAGACAAGTACGAGTCTCAATTATCGGCTTCTTCTCGTTGTGCTTGGCCATCTTCGTCCTCCTTATAATCGTGCTTAACCCATTTTAAATCTTTAAGCTGTTTAACTATCTGTCTCGCAGCCACGATGTTAGCATAAAAATAACCGAACAACGCTGGGTCTTTTGCTGCAAAAAGCTCTATTGTCCGCAAATTGTCCTCAAGATGAAAGAGAAGCTCCTTGTATAAAACCTTATTCGGGAAATATAAATCCGGGTTAAAGTTTGTATTCGAGTATTTATTGATAACCGTATTCACAGCCTCATAAAACTCACGAGTATTGCCTTCTTCTCGAATATGCTTAAGATTTTGCATGTCGTTATGAATGTCGTAGACGACACCATTATTACTTGGTTTCAAGTATATCATAAATCATTCGCCTCTACTAGCTCTTCTCAGCCTCGCAATATCCTTCTCGAACTTAAGCGGAGTATCGGCTTGATGCAACCTAATACCACTGCTATCGTTGAGATAGTACTTAGTTCTCTCACGATTGCAAGTTATCGTGTAAATCACTTCACCAGTCTCAGGGTCCGTCTCAGTAACCCATGTTTTCTCTTTAGGTCCTTTCATTTATATCACTCCTCAATGTATTAAGCTCCTCCGTGAGATATGTCGTATACAATCTAGAGTCTATTTTACCTTTACGCGCCGCATCTGTAAAGTCTCCCTCCTCCAGCAAGTACAATATCGCAAACACCGGATACTCAAAATAATGTATTCCAGGGGCGCATACTGTCATATGACTATACGTACCAAAGTCAGGGCAATACACCGTTCCATTGAGTGTATACATAAAGTCTGATGCAAAGGATGATGTTGCGTTCGTGTAATGCTCACCGTTAAATATACCAACAATGTCAACGACCTTTGCCTTGTTGCAACGGCATTTTACAGCATGAACATATTCAGTAAACCCTGGGTAGTACTCGTTAAACCACGCATTATAGATAGTTAACGGGTCTTCGTCTTTGTAATTAAAATACGCGGCGGAGTCTCTCAGCGCGGAATCCACATATGGTGGCATCATTTTTTGTGAATTTGTTCTCCATTTGTCTCGCATCTTATTCATATTTTCCTCGGTATATCTGTTCTCGGGCGTAGAAGTCTGAGCATCGTCCGGAATATCAAGAACTACGAGAACCGGTATTATTGTTACAGTGTATTTGTAGTGAAGTACATTGAGTACATCGGTATTCTCCATGCGCTCTTCGTGAAATGCAATCTTATAACCTACCATAAATCAATCATCCTTTCCAAGTCAATATCAGTGTACATGAAGTGAAAGCCGTGAGAGTGGTCTTGCACACCCTCACAGCATCTCATCACACCCCATCTTGTACACCCAACACTGTCCCCTGCCTCTGTGAATGTATCGAACACCTCACCCGTCTCCCACACCATCACCTTAGGATGGGTTGGCGGTTTACCGGGTCGAGGTCTTTTCTGTCTCTCCACGAATATCACCTCATATTTTTACGCTTATAATACTCGTCGAATGCTAAGCATAGTTTGTCTTGTACTCGCATCCCTACGGTTGGGTTGTCCGTAATTGTGCTGAACAGTTCGATTCGTGAGCGAATATAATACCACTCCTCTTCAGTAAGATGCAGCTCTATCATCGGTTCGGTCTTCTTCGGCTCTACCGTCAGAACATCACCAAGAGCTTTATAAAGTTCCGTAAGTCGGTGCTGAATATCATCCGGCAACGATATACGTTCTCTATACCACTCATATGAAGCATCAGTGAGGTAATCTATTGACAGATTCAACACCTGTTCGCTAATATGCATCCAGTTCATAATTAGTCCTCCTTATCGGTAATCTCACGAATGATCTTAGATGCCCTTATCCTCTCTTGGTCATCGAGTCTATCCCACGACAGACATATAAGATAACACAGAAATTCCTTATCACTTTGTTTCATCTTTTAATTCCTCCTCTATTCGCTGTAAGGTTATATTGTGTGCCAAATCCTTTAACCTGTTTGAAATGTCGGGCGTAAGGCTTTCAATCGCCTTAAGTAACGACTCGCTCTCTGCGTAATGTGGGCATCTTGCGTCTCAATAATCACAACGACCTTTGACACGGCATTCTGGATTCATGCATATGCTAGCCATTACACTCGACCCCTTCCATCAACTCGTCAATATAATCTGTCATCATGAAGTAACGAACCCAGACCTTTTCTTCACCTTCCCACCAGTCGTTCTCGGCAACATAATAAGTGTCCTCATAATACTCGGCGTGTATAGTTATATCATGGTCCCCAACTTTGAGCCCAACAAACACATCGCCGAGGTACGGTAAATAATTATAGGCTACGATTTTGTCGTATATGAAACTGCCAACAGCATCATATGCGTCAGGTCTATCGTTATTATCCTTGATAAGATTATCGAGTATTTCCATAGGTGTTTTTCCACGTGTTGGGGCTAACGGATAATCATAAACAAGCACCGGCTCCTTTGGTTTCCAGTATCCACTTCTATCTTTCATAAATATCACCTCTCCAACCATGTCATCAAATCGCGCTTCTTAACCTGTACGGTCACTGAAGCATCGGCCACGAGATACTCATTAGAATCACTTCCATGTATCTCAAATTCGTTTATCTGCAGCTTTACGTCATAACCTGCAGCTTTGAGAGCTTTCATCGCAATCTTGGCAATTAAATTCTTTGCCCAACTTGTCTTAATATTCACGATATCCTCCATATTAGTCCTCCCTCGATATATCATGATGCTTACAGGTTTTTATCCCTACTTCATCGTCAAGCATCCGGTATGTTAGTTCAATCAGGTCATTATAATCTTCTTCTGCCGGTTCTTCAATGCCATTAATAGCTACTGTGAAACCGACCAACCATTTGGCGAAACTCTGTTTGTCCAGTTGCTTAACAAATTCCCATCTAGTCATGCTTCCACAACCTCCTCTTCACATATAAACACCTCGGTGAACCATATGCCTCTAGCATCTTCTGGAATATCACCAACCTTACGATACGGCGCTATAAACATCGTACCATGCGCTCTCGGTCTCAGTCTCTCCGGGAAATGGTCATGAAACACGTTAACTGCCACCGGGTCAACCATATGCATTGGCGGTCTTCCACCCTCATAAGCGGTCATAGCGCCTTTAGCAGACGCCACAGACTTATAGTTCTTAACAGACACACCGCCACTCACGACTCTACCATCGAGCATTGTATGCAGCTTACAAATCTTTACCATATTTATTCCTCCTCATAGAGCCTTGGCGTACCGTCAGGGTTAACCATAACTGTCACGCCGCCATGAAATTTCATCACATACATAACCTTGGTTTCGCGGTCGTAATAAATATCAAATTTTCCGGCTTCACCACTAACCTCGTCCACTTTTATAAACGTTGACTCTTCGTTTGTAACCGTATTTTCTTTTATATTGTTGTCGGAATTAATAATCCAACCGATAACGGCACCAATAGAAATTACGAGTGTGACTAATATACTCCCAAAGATGAGAGATTCGTGCATATCACAAAAATCTGAAATTGCATTTTTGATTTTCTTAAACATATTGCACCTCCTAAAAGTCAGAGACCCCGTGTTTCCACGAAGTCTCGATTTGTCAGTCATCTTTTTTGTTACGCCTATCACAATATTCGTAGTACATGTCATGACTAATTTTTTTGTTCAGATACCATTCACTTACAATGCTATCACGTTTACCCTCAGCATCTATCAGTTCGTCTGTGCGTTCTGATAAGCGCTTTTCCAGTTTCGCGTTCTGCACTTTTAAAGCGATGATACGTACACCATTAAGTATGCATAACGTCCCAATTATTGTGTTAGTACCTATTTTCATAATATCACCTCCATTATAGAGGCTGTTTCATTTGTGATTCTTTTTGTTTCTGTATTCCTCAATATCTTGTTGCTCAAGTTCTTTCTCCATCTTCTCGACCATATCTCCGTCTTTCTTTACCTGAATTACACATATTGAGAATGCAATTCCCCATGTAATGCTCATAGCAACTCCAAGACTGACTGCCATAATATGCAGTCCAGCCAAATATAAAGCTATGATGACTATTGCGGTGGTGAAATGTATAATAGATAGAGTTTTATAAAATTCCATTATTCCTCGCCTCCCAGGTCTTTCTTCATCTTCTCGTAGTACTCATCGGTCGCAAGCTTGGTATTCATCTTTTCTAAGACCTCGGTTGGAATATCATAGTCACGACCAAGGTTCTTAACCGCTCTCGATAACGTATCAAAGTACGTCTCTTTAGTCGGCATCTTTCTTATGTGAGCTTTCATAGTATTTCATTACCTCCTCGAATAATAACTTTGTACAGCCCATAGCAACACCTGCGGACCAGAACGACATAAGTAATACTAATATTGCGCTCTCACCGAATGACTTAGGACCAACTGCGATTAAACATATAAACGCCACAGCCAAAGCCGTAACAACACCTTCGATGCCATAATTGAGAAGCATCTGCCTATCTCTCTTCGTTAACATAAATATCACCTCAATCTATCGTCTTAACGTCTACAGGCAACCACATCTCAGGATTATAGTTGAGAGTGTAATGATAATTCGATACTTCATTCTCGCCGAGGTTAAGGTCCTCCACAACATATGTTACGTTATCGCTGAGGCCTATGAAGTGCTTGGTATAACGACCATTATCCTCAACAATAATCTCAAGCTGGTTGTCAGCGGTGTCTGCCTTAATTGACATCTTACCTGTCATTTGAAATAAGACGTCGCCCTTGATACAGTTCATTACTGTGACTTGTCTGACGATGTTGAAGTTGTCTGCTTCTTTCGATAAGTTCTCAGATACTCTATCTGCTTGTCTACAAGAAGTGAAAAATATCAACACAAATAAGCACAGTATAAGTACTATCACTATTACTTTAATGTCTTTCTTCATTATTTTTCCTCCGTTCATAAATCATCATTTGTGATCCCACCACTTCTTAAACATCCGACCTTCGTTGAAGTCTTTCTTTCGCTCAAGGCACTTCTTTATTGAAATATCCAATGGCGCATCAGATATAAGAAAGTAGTAAAATAGTTCCGTGTAAGGGGTGTTGAGGCGGTCGATACGGCCCATAGCTTGTTCAACAGCTTTGTATGAGTAGGATAGAGAGTAGAATATAACGGTATCGGTCTCCACACAATTCCAACCTTCCGCCCCTGCAGTGTATTGAACGAGATACGCCCATCTATCACTATCTGGAATAGCTTCGTGCCTATGACCATTCCACTCGGCCACCAGTGTTGTTCCATCGTTTAATACCTCCTTGAGTATGTCGAGCTCATAATCGAAATTGTAAAATATAATTACTTTCGGATGCTCGTGAACTAGACTTATAAGCGCTATTTGTCGATTGTAGTTGGTATTTATGATTTTCCTAGCCAGTGCGCATAATCTCGATACGTTTTCTATCGGACAGTCATTCTCATAATCCCATCTAGTTTTAAACAGCTCATTATACGCCGTCTTATCGTACCCGCATTTAATGAATTTCTTATGCCTAGTCGTATGTCTGACCATATTCATATCGACAAGGACACGCTGTTTAATCGTCATCAGCTTCTCGACATTGATATAACGCTGAACTTGTTGCCACTTGACATAAGGATTAAATATAACATGCTGTCTCAGGAAGTCTGTACGGTTTTTGTAATACCCGTTGGCCACGAATAATGGTATGTAGTCCAACCAAGTATCTCCAGGAGTTGCTGACAGTAATATCCAGTAATTAGACTTCGCTATATGGATAAACGCTTTACTCCACGCACCTTTTCCGACTACTCGCTGCTCGTCAAATATAAAGAATTTACCATGTAATGTCGTGTATTTGCCTATATTATTCCAGCTATCAATGGTAACTTTATCGAGTGAAATATCAAGCCTATCACACTCTGCTTCCCACTCTCTGGTATCCCGCTTGCGAGCCGTCGTGATGATTATGAGGTCTCGAGTAGGGATTTGCTGGAGATAATATACCAGACTCGTTATAGACTTACCAGACCCAACCCCACCGTAAAGCAGACAGCCGTTATGCATCTTCTCGACTGCCTCTTTCTGGTGTGGGTAGAGGATATCAACCGTATTGTTTAGCACTGTAATCACCAAGATGGAGTAAATCTGAAAGTCTATCACAATGTGACATAACCTTTGCAATATATTCGTTGGCGTTATCGGTGAAACGTATAACCTGTTTATCCTCATAGCCTGGCACAGTAGAATACTCGCCCTGTTCAATACAAACCTGACGGGCCTCTATAAGTATAGCAGTACGAAATTCTGCAAACTCTTTTTCTGTCATAAAATATCGCCCTTTCTTACTCTCGGTTTATTCGACTATTAACTCACGCGCCCAATCTGCGACCTGATTATACGTATTTTCTATTGCCGTCTGTACATCCTCTCTACTCGTAAACCAATACGCCATGGCTTCGTCATCAGAGTTATATATTGCATCCATAATTTTCTTAAGCAGTTGCTCGAGAACATAATTTCCGCCGTCTTTATATCCCATCTGATAGTCGTGGCCTGTTGTGTCGTTAAGTAAATTCGTTTTTTCCATTTTTATTCCTCCTCAAAAACATCAGATAAGTCTATTCCTAACATATAAAACCCCGGTAACAATATAGGTTTACCAGTTCGCCAGTCTATAATGGCATACTCCTTTTTGGTAGTTGCTCTGCATTCGCTGTTGTTAAGCAAACAATCTTTGCGGCACTCCTCGTTCTTATAAGGGTCACATCGATATACCTTTTTAAGCAGAACTTTAGCCACTACACTCACTCCTCTCTATTCACTCCATATCCAATGCCAAAGCCGTCATCTACAAGTTTGCACAGTCTATCAAGACTCTCGGCTACGAGACGTGTGTAATTTTTTGCGTCAGCGCTAAGCTCAAAGCAGGGGCCGTTATCATCTTCATTATAATATTCGCCCTGCTCAATAATTTTGTTCATGGCTAACCGCATAACAGTTTTGTATAGTGTCTTTGATGCGTTCATAAATATCACTCCTTATCTATTTTTTCCTCCAACTCAAGTTCACACTCGTCATCTATAACCGTTACGAAATCGATGAACTCAGGTAACAAGAGTACGCCTGTCTTTTCGAATTCGGTGACTAACGTTTTCAAAATGTTTTCTCTTATATCGGCACTTTCACAACGGTATTTCATTTTAAGCACTATCTTCATAAAATATCACTCCTAATAATTACGTGCAAAAACCGGGGCAGTTGCCCACCCCGGAATAATTTGCGTTTACTTAAAATTAGAACGGTACAGGTACGCCTGCAGCGAGTGCGTCTTCGTAGTCCTCCTGGTCAGCTATAGCAGCCTGAGGAGGTATGTCAGAATATCTTGCGTCCAGTTCGTTTATCTGTACGGTTGCGTAGATGCGCTCGGCATAGAGAGTTATGCCGGGAACGCCGTTTCTATTAACCACAGAGCCATCTTTGAGTCTCGCAGGAGCCATACGAACCTCCATGTCAACATTACGAATATAGCACCTATCGAGATTGCCAACGGTATCCTCGGTAAGGTCTGTGTTCTTACCACCAGGAACGACCATTACAACTCTCGGGCCATTCTCAAAAGTGTTCCAAGGCTGACCGGGCTTAGGTGGCTTCTTGCCCTTGTAACCGAGTCTTACTTCTATAAACATTGTTGCATCAGGATACTGAGGGGGGTTTGCGGGGATTACCCTTACCTTACCGCCTCTTGATGCGAACCACTCAGCCTCTTCAGGAGAGAGCTTAAGCGCAATCTTCCTGGATGTGCCGTCGTTGAACTTGTCCCACCAGAGTCCTGTCGAGCCTGAGAAGTTCTTACCCTGAAGTTCTACACCTGTCATAATTAATGTGTTCTGATTCATACCTGTTTTGATTTCCATAATTTTAACCTCCATGTTAAATATAAAGTTTAGAGAAACCGCGTTTCACGGTCTCTCCATTATACAAACTGTTTTATTCGTTAGAACGGCAACTCGTCATCGTCTGGGATGGGAGCCGGTATAAACATTGGCTCTCCAGATGCGAATCGCTCGAAGTTGCCGAACTGACTTATGTGTTCTACGGCCTCTTCACAAAGATGCTCGTAGTACGAAATATCAATGCTGTCCTCGAGTCCAAGAGACTTAACATCGTCTGCCTCGAGCCAACGATATCCTTTAGTTCCTGTTGCGGCGGCGTATTTATCTTCTCCAGCTTTACGCATAAGAAGACCACCACCATACCCGGGCTTTATAGGGCAGAACAGACCAACTCGACCTATGAACTTGTACTCATGCTGGTCCTCAGGCAGGTCTTCGTTCATGTCCAAATATAAAGCCGATGTAACGCTCTTGGTCTCTGTCATGTCGTAGAAGCCTATCTCCTCGTGACTGAACAGCTTCTTGAATACATACGGAACCTGGAATTCAGTGCCGGTTGCGGTCCAATGGCCATCACTAGCGTCTCTAGCAATATACACCGCATCATTAACAAGACACATACGCTCATAAGTTGCCTCATGCTCGAATGTGTAACCGTATTTCTTACCATACTCCATAACGAACTCAATAATTTCGGGTGTTGCGTTTGGTATTTTTATCGAGTCAGTCTTGATGTGAGCAACTGTGAAGCCTCGTTCCTGAACCTCGTGCTTAAGATTTACCATAAATAAAGCGCCTCTTAAAGCCACAATATTGTTGGAGTTCCTGTCGTCCTTAAATTCGTTCTTGAACGATGCGCTTGTGAGGCCGTATACCGAGTTTATAGGTATCTTAAGCGATGTTGACAAACTCTTAGCTTCCTTATCGTCTGTCAGATACTTGGTTAACTTGCCCGAGAAAATATCTTTACACTTGTCGAACTGCTTATGCTTAATGAATACTCTAGCATCGACAAGATTCTCAAATTGCTTGGTATAAGGCCCAAAACACTGCATTGCCAATATCGAATGTGGATGCATCGAGGCAATATCAAGCAGTGCCACATTCTTATACATTCCAGGCTCAGCATACACGTATCCACCGAATCCCACGACCTCGCCACGATAGTAGTTATACATCTTAGGGTCATCGGGCTTAAACTCGACAAGTTTACCGTCATCGTCAATATGCTTCATGCCCATTTCGTGTAACTCTTTACCGGACTTAAACAAATATCCAGGGAACGAATTAATGATTGGTACACCATCGTTCATCTTGTCCCAATAGTCCTTAAAGAAATGGAAATGACGATGCCCCTCGACGACTGGTATATTGTCCTCGTCATAAGTTATACCAGACTCCAAATCAGTATACCATAATCCAGGCTCACGCTCAGGTCCAAATATCAGTCTCTTGGTGTGAGTATTAGTTGAGTCATTAGGTGTACAGCCACTCAAATCCGCTAATATCATTCTAGACTTGACATCAACATGCAAGTAATCCCATAACTTCGCAGTCGCATATACGTCGTCGATACAATACTCCTTGACTGTAGGCCACAGTTCTTCCGGTATGGGCTGGTCCCATGGCAAGCCAAGTTCGTGATGCTTAACATCTATACCCTCTTTTTCCATCTGGATTTCCCACTTTTTAAGGCCTTGTTTGGTGGATGCGAGGTCGTATAGGTCCGTCATGCTGAGTTTCTTCGACTCGTAGAACCCGTTAAAACTCTTGTCATTAATAATCCTGTCTGATGTTTCATACAGTTGCTTGGTACTATACCCCATCATACCAGCATATACCATGGGATTATCGTACTTAAGATTATTAAAACCAACAAGACCAGGAAGCGATGCAAAGTTCTCAATCTCCGTGGCCGTCGGGTTGATAAGTGCCTTTATAGCCGAGCGTCCATACTTATCGATATCTTTCTTGTATCCGTAACAAATCATGAATAAATTAGGAACACACTCGATATCGAATATGCAGGGATTACTCATGTCTCCAGCAGACCCAGAAATATCAACAGGCTCAGCGACTTTGGTATCGGCTTCCTCGACATCTTTAGAACACAAGTGCATCTTCTCGACAAGCTTCATACACCTCTCGGACTGGTTCGAGCTCTGAGATGCAAACAGCCAAATATCTTGGAACATGCTTCTTAAATCATAGCTCATACCAGATGCATATGCGTCCTCGAAGAACTTATTGATAAGGTTTATGCTACTCGATGTGTCTTTGTGATACTCTTTTCTGAGCGCTTTCATAACTCGAGTTGCCAAATCCTTCTCTGATTTAAACCCCTTAACGTCACTAATCACTTTCTCTTTCACCTCCTTTAAAGGCAACCCACCAGCATTTAATGTGGCTATCTGCAGATTATTACAACCGACTAGCTTACGTCTAAGCGATGCGTTCCCTTTATATACTTTTATCTCAATGCCTTCTTTATACACTGGTGACAGAAGCGTCGGGTCACCCACATAAATATAATGCAGATGTATACCCTGTCCAGATTTACTGAGCTCGGCATACGTCGGAGGAAACATCGACGCAGCATCCATATTCATCTTTAAGTCTTTCACACCATCTTTATTTTTAAGGTCAAAGTCTATCACGATATGATTGATAGGAACTTTAACCCAGTGTAATTCGGCAGTATTCAAATCAGACAATGTTGTGGTAACGCCAGCCCATCCTTTTAACGGATTGCCGTCACTTGCCGCGTACTGAGCCGGGTAATCAGCCGCTAAAATATCAAAGACTGATGGCTGCTTTTGGAAGTTAAGCCACTCAGGACCATCTTTGTTGTCTATCTTATTCTCAACTCGAGACTCGAACTTGTCCGCCCTAAAGCCTGAATATAAATTCCGGTACTCGACACCGTCTATTGTTACCCTGTCCTTAACGTCAGTGAAGTAGTTCTTAAGCTCTTCCTTAAATCTCCTATGGCTGAGACTGTAAGGTATGTTAGCGAATTCTACATACTCCTTATACTGACGCCAAGCTACTGACAGAGTTATGCTATCGGCCTCTTTATACTCGTCGTAATGACACTCAACGAAGTCATAGAAATCGTTGGTCGCGCTTATCATATTGACTGGTATATAAGTGTCGTAATAGCCGGCCCCAAGTGCCTCATAAATATCAAGGCAGTGTTTAGCGATTGCTCCAAGCTCGAACTGAATGCGGTTCATAAGCTCAGTATAATGCTTATACGGTATCTTATTACCACTCGGTACGACATCTATAAGACGTCTTATGATACCTGATTTGGCATCTGTTATCTTAACGGGTGTGTTTGTACCCATCATGAGAAAGCTGTGAAAAGCTAACTCGTATTGTCCTTTGAACTTCTCATTAACGACGATGCGCTCGTGTGATATAATTGAATTGAGCTTTGTGTTATCCTCAATCCTACTCAAATCGCCATCGTGTTGGATTGCAAGTAGAGGATTACTCCTGAATGTCTCCAACGCGAACTGGTTATTCGAGCTACCCAGTGCTTTAGCCTCAAAGACTGAGTAATATCCATCGAACAGCATCTGTATTATGTTAAGTATTGTCGACTTACCACTTCCGGCTGAGCCATACAATACGATAAATTTCTGAATCCACTTCGAGTCGCCAAATATAATCGAGCCGATAGCCCATTCTATCTTTTCTCTTTCGGCGGGCTCGTATAACGTGGATATAAGCTCCTCGTATGCTTTCATGTCGCCATCGCCAATGGCATATGGTAATCGTTTTGATGCATAAGAGTCTTTTGTCACTTCACTATTTGCGAATATCACATCACAATCGAGTTCTTTCCACTTGTCGGGTAGGGACTTCACGTATCTTTTCCACTGAGTCCATATGGTTGACCCAAAGTCTTCGAGATACATGCCCCTACACATTTCCGGGGAGGGGTCGGATTGAATTGCTTGTCTGATTTCCGCGTCTACCAATCTTGCGACGTCGTATTCATTGGTTGACCATAAACCGGCAGCCTCGTCCCATATACCATAGAAACTGCCACCTCGCATCATGAGGTCTTTGCCACGATTGTTTACAAGAAATTCCGGATAATAGAACTTTAAACCAGACTTAAATTTATAAGCAATTCTCACGAAATCCACATTCCGTCACCTCCTTAAAATATAATATTCAATTAAAAAGTATCGATGACCCATCGGTTCATCTGGTCCCAGTTAGTAAGACTACCTATTGCGTGAACGGGTCTCAAAAACCGGAACAGTCCGCCTTGTCCGTCAGGCGTTATCTGGTGCGACATCCATATCTCAAGACGGTCATTAATATATCCAGCATCTCTTATAGGCTGTATCTCGGTGTCTATTAACTCGTCGAAACCGAGATTTATAAGGAACATTTCAAGGAATTCCCACGGTCTATGACCAATCGTGTAATCGTGAGTTATGGTATCTATCCTTACAGCAAACGCTATAAGCATCTCGAGGACTCTACAAGGCCCCTGAGGTATCTTATCTGGTGTCTCATCGTATTCCATAAGGAAACGGTCTCGAATAGCGGTACCGTCCTTCGCCCTATTTTCTTCTAATGGATACGCGTCAAGCCACGCGAATTCTCGTCTAAAGAGCTCGTACATAAGGAGTCCTCTTTGTCTGAGCTTCGTGTACTTGTTAGGTGGTGGCTCTATCAAAGATATCAAGTATGCGTAATACATGCCATAATCTTCATTCAAGAATGTCAACTCCTTTCTTAAGCAAGATTCGAGACCCCGTGTTTCCACGAAGTCTCAAACGTCTTAGAGTTTAATGAACTTATTTGCCGAATTCAACGGTATCTCTCCGTCTTCCTCCAGTTTGCATATCCTATCCCATGACTCAACTTTCTTGTCATACTCGTACTTCTTGCCTTTGTAGTTTAGAACTGCAGACGCTACTGTTGCGACCGCTCCAAAGAAGCCAACAACAATCTGGCCGATTCCGATAGCCTTATTGACCTTAGCTTTCTGCTCTTCCAAATCCTGCTTGCGTTCATCGAGTTCCTTGTTCTCTTTGAACTCCAAGCGCTCATTAGTGAGCTTACTAGCCTCGGTCTCATCTTTGAGCATCAGATCCATACGCTGTCTCTGCTCCGAAAGGAACGCCGTCATAGCCTGTCTCCATTCGTTTGCCTCTTCGGCACTTTCCGAGTTTAAAAAGTTTTCATGGCACTTCGAGATGCACCTACTGAGTTCTTCGTCAGTGAGTTCCCATTTTGTGAATTCTGCCATAATATCACCTCCATTATAATAGCCGTTTGATTCGTTAGTCGCATCCATCGTTCCACATATCCTCGATTGGAGCTGGACCGAAGAAACGCTCTATTTCAAATAACTGTCTGTAAGCATCGGACTTGACCCAAATATTCTCACAGTCAGTCTTCTCGAATACCTCGAGATTTTCTTTGCCAACGACTTTCCAATGGTGGCCATAACCAGACTCTTCTGATAAAGCCTGGTCCTCGTGTTCTTCGAGACAAATATAATCGTCCTCGGGCCAATAGCACATCCTTACCTGTCTGTAGCCCCAAGGATTGTCCTCATAAGCTTCCTGAGTTATCAGTACAGGGCCCTCAGGCTCGTCCACAGGCGCCGACTGCTCCCTCACGAGCGACTCCATGGACGATGAACTCAGTATGCTCGCACCGTCTGGCTTGAAAAAGTTAGAATATCCAGTCTTATTGGTGTCAGGCTTTACTCTTGTCGGGTCTTCTGCAGTCTCTTCAGCCTTGACCGTCTCATCAGGAATATCAGCCGTAATCTTCTTAGAAAGCTCTCTGAACTCAGCCTCGTAAGACTCTGTGAGCTCCTGAATATGGTCCATTTCGGACTTACGACATAAAATATAAGTCACGACGGAGCCAATTGCAGCTCCAGCCGTGAATATCAATGCTTTAGCGATGTTGTGGTTCATGCGGTCGCCTTCTTTCTCATTCTATTGAACGGATACGCTGCAAATATGTGCTTGGGCTTACCGGTAACGGTCTTAAGGCCAGGTACGCACATAGAAGCGTAAGGTCTATAACGAGTGTGGAATACGGGATTCGATGTCAGGTCCATAGCGTTCATATAAACAGGGAACGCATCTCTGTGGAAAATATCATGACCATTTACGCCATCAGCGGTGAGCTGTTTGAGGAACTCATTGATGCCGATTGACACTTCGGGCCACTTCATCTTTTCTTCGTCTGTTTCTGGGCGCATCCAACCCCAGTTATAAGCATCCTTATTTGTTTCGAGATTGAGGACTTGACAGATTTCATACGCCAGTAAATATCCTCTAGTCCTAACAACGCTCTTAGCCCAAGTTTCAGTATCTTTAAGGAAAGAGACGTTTTCCTGCCTGAGGCCCCATTCTCTTCTGAATTCCGGTGATGTCGCCGCAGCAAAATCCCAGCAAAGATTAGGATTAAGACACTCATTAGCAGCCTCGGGACAAGAGAGTTCTTCCTCATATCGGACGGTCTCCTCTCCGGTCTCGGGGTCTTTATTGACGACCTTGTTAATCTTTGTGCCGTAGCGAAAGTGGTGGTCCATCACCTCTCCCTGCTCGGCTATGACACGTTCACGATACTTAGCAAACGCCGCAGTAACAGCATTAAACGATGTCGTAAGGGCTACATTGCGGTCGTGTAATATCTTGTAGCCACCAAGGATGCACAATACGGATGATACGCCGAGAAGTGCGGGTATAGCGTAGTTCTTAGCAATCTTCATTGCAGTATGTCTCTTAATTATCTTTCTGTCTTTCTTTGCGTCCTCGGGGGTGTACTCGGAGTTATCCTTGAACGTCATGTCCTCGGGATGAGCTTCGGCCTTGTCAATCTGTGCAAGTTCCTCATTGCTCTCTTCGAGAATACTCTCGAGTTTTGTAGTCTGCTTGCAAGCGGCTATAACAGTCGCAATGCCAAGACCGATACCGCTGACCATCAGAATAGCCGGTGAATGAGCCTTTGTAGCCTCAATCGCAGCTCTGAATAAAGCTTTAATTTTCATTAAAAATTTCCTCCTTTGAAATATAAAGTCTCAGACGACCTGCTTGCAATACAAGTCGTCTAATTCTTTCAGTCTTTGTACGTTTTCATACAATACATCATATATCCAAGTCCCAATAGTACTTCAAACATGTACCATGGTGACTTGATGTATTCTGTTAATGTACTGAATAACATAGTCATCACCTCCATTATAGGAAGTGTTTTGTTTGTTATCGCTTAGGTTTATTTGACCCAGGCATTATCATGAACAGTAAGCCAAGTGGAACTGTGACCATGAGCCACGTGCCATCACCGCCACCAGTTCCAACGAACGAACATATACTCATAAGAACAACGATAAGTCCAAGCAGTCTCGGTCTGATGGTTGCCTTGAGAATATCATTCTGAGCTTCGGTTTGCCAACGTCTTCTAGCTCTCTCACGACGACGTAATTCGAAGAATTTCCTACGCTCATCCTGTCTTACATTGAACTCGAAGTCCTCGAGGTCGACGAAAACCCATCTAGGGTTAGTTCCTGGGGTCAGCCTCGGTTCCTCTCTCCGAAACGTTACTTCCTTTGTCTTGGTTGTTGCATTCATTGTTTATGTCCTCCATGTTAGCTATAGTGTCAAGTAAATTTTGTGTGTTAATGGTCATTGTCGTGAACTTGCGATAGAACCAGTCAAGCTCACGATTAGTCCATATGTTTTTGCCAAGTGACGTCTTGACGCACTCGGTTATGGCTTCTTTATACGCCTGAAGAATAGCATCGAATAACTCTTCATTGCGCATGTTGGGCTGTGCGTTGCCTGAGATTTTGGTCTCTCTTACGATATCTTCGCTCATACGTTACCTCCTATATGGCCTGAGTTGGCGGGAACTGTATAATATAACCGCCCTGGAAAGGCTTAACTCTCGCAGTTGAGAGGTCTGTCCATCCGTAATATGAGTCGGTTATGGATACCAGTTTCGATGCACCACTCACATAGTCATTCGCAGCATCGTAATACGCCTCGACGGTAACGGTCGGGTATGTCAGGAGTGCTGCCTTGAGGATATTGAGCACATCGTCCGCAGCAACTTTGTTGTCAAATACAATCACTGACGGATTGCGACTCGACGCTGTGGTCGGAAGCGCGGTAGAAAGTTTAGTACCGGTCGAGTAGTTGGTTTTCTGAGTGCTCGAACCGAGTATTGTTACACCGGGTGTCCATATACCATTATTGCGATTATGGTATGTCGCATTGCCGCCATTGAGCAGACGGTCAAGAGCGCCAGTGAAGCTGTCATACACCATATTCTTAATCGCTGGTACGATTATCTCACGCATGGTGTACGCTTTAGCTTCTTTGACCGTTCCACCGAAAAACGTCTCAGCAAAGCGCTCGGATAAGGGCTTCTTAATTATCTTACCGCCCTTTTTCTTAGGCTGTTCTGCCATTTTGAAATACCTCCTTTGAATATAAAGACTCAGGGCACCTGTAACTTTCGTCACAAGCGCCCACGCCATTAGAATTCGTCAACTTCAATATTAGAATCCTCAGTTTCCTCTTCCTCGACATAATCCTCTCTCGGAGGGTTATAGTTGTCGTTGTCGGGAAGCTCAGGATAGTCTACAGGGGCTTCTTCATTGTTGCCCTTCGAGAGCTTACCCATTGCTACACCTCCAGCTATCGCAGCTACGATGCCTCCTGCGATTGCGAGCTTCTTCTTAGTAGGCTTCAGTTTGCCGAAGAATTTCTTTACTTTCGATTCCTCGTCAACTTCAACCACTTCGGTCTTCTCACCATCGTTCAGGAGTGCCATCAGCTGGTCAAGCTGGTCAGGTGTCAGTTCAACGGTAACCTTCTCAGGCTCCTCTGAAACCTCGTTAACATCCTTGATGTCTTCCTCAGCAACTTCCTTTACCTCTTCGATTGTCTTACTAATCTTCTCGTTTACACTTCTGTTTTTCATTACAGATTCCTCCTTAAATATAAATAAAGTTATTGTGAATTCTGGGTTTTATCCCATTATAGCCGCTGTTTTATTCGTGACTATAATGGGTCAAATCCAGGAATATCCATTAATCATCGCATCTGGTGGTAGGAGATACGCTCATACGTACCATTATTGCTACTTCGCCATTGGGCATTATGATGTTTTCATCGAACCTAGGTGACAGACTCTTTTTCGTGCACAGGTCGTCCGCAGAATATCCAAGTAAGTCACCCAACTTTATACTCGGAGCATCAGGAACTATCGTGTACAGAAGCTCGTTATATGTCATGAAGTCGTCGCTACAATATCCGCTACACGATAATGCGTTTGTGTTAAAGTATTCAACTCTTGACTGAATATAACCTGTTGATGAACGATACTTTATGCCGGTCATTTCATCGATAAAAAGCTGATTTCCGCCACCGGTCTCGTAAATATCACTATTAGACATTGCTGACTGGATTACTCTCTCGTCGGCCTCATGCTCGACTTCACGTTCCTTCTTGTACTCGGATGCCGCTTCCGGGCCCATCTTGTCTTTGATGAATTCCTCGGCTTTCTTCTCGGCAGCTTCTGTCGCTTTCTGAGTCGCTAACGTATACGCCGCTGACAGAGTTGCTATACGCTTAGCGTTAACTGCCTGAGAGCCTATGATAGATGCGCATGTTACGAGTATTGCCACCATCATGGGCCACATGGTCTTGACAAATATCTTTGTCTTTTCTTTCTTGGGCATCGGTACACGCTCAACTTCTTTTGTACTGTCGTCCTGAGTCTTGATGGTCTCTTCTGCTTCCTTAACCGCTTCCTTGTACTTGGGTGTACACTTAACCGCTGTAACCGCAACTGCGACTACGCCAAGAATAGCAGTACCTGCGAGTATTGCAGGAGACTTAGCCTTAACTACAGTGAGTATAGGCTTTCCGATTTTCGCAGCACCAGCCGCGAGGTTTGCAAAGAATTTTCCTTTCATGAAAAGTCCTCCTTTAAAATATAAATTAAAAACGTAAGAAGAGCCGTATTTACACTCTTCCATTATGCGACCTGTTTTTTTCGTGAGGCTAAAAATAGACACCCTGCATCAAGCGCGAGAGCTGGGTGTCTATTGCCATAGCATAATATCCTCAGGGAGAGGGTATTAGTTTGAGTTATCTGCTACCCATTCGCCGTTAACACGCTTGTAAGTAGTAGCATCCACCCACTCCTGCTCTGAGGCTTAGTGTTATAATCTGCCATTTTGATTTCCTCCTTTTAATTTATGTCCAGGATATCTGTACGTCTATATCGGTTTTAATTGACTTATTCTCAGTGTACCATTCGCCACTCGGGTCAAGTTGTGCAGCATTTTTATCCTTGTAGTTAACGCCCGCACAAACCCAGTAATAATATAACCCGCCACGTCCATATGACGAATCATTGTCAAGATTCGCTACTGTTTCTTGACGGACTATTTTGTGGCGAGATGCGCTGTAAACATCAATTTCGGCCGTTATACGAAACATTTCAGGCGCCAATGCTACCTCAAACGCGATGTTATCGGAAGTTCGTGTTTCTCTGGTTTTCGGGGCTATGCCCTCGGTCGAGCCTAGTGTATGAACCGAACCCGTATAGTCTTGCCATTGAAAATTCACAAAGCGTATCCCGACACAGTATAATCCCGAGCCAAGTCCAGCACCCGGGTTTATTATAGACGTTGTTCCGTTAGGTCTTGCACACTCGATAATTATCCTGTCATAACTATCTATGGTTTGTCCCGATGGCGCAACTTTATATAATAAACGCCCCTTTGTTAGGTCTGCGATTCTGGTATCTTGCGTTGATGAGCGATTAGCATACACTTCCGCGTAACACAGATAATTATCCGACGGCAACGCATTAGGCGGATTACCCTCATAGATTCGTGGATAATATTTTATTGTTGGGTCTGATGGCGTTAATGGATTTGTTAAAGTCATGTCACCGCTGATTATATGGTATGTTTCGGGAGTGTATCCAAGCGTATACGTAGCAGTCTTACGCGTGACCGACTGCTTTCTCGGTATTGCCAGATTCTGTATAGTAAGCGACATTATGCGCCACCCCCGTTATTAGGTGTTACCGGTTCGCTTCGCTGTGTTGCGCCAAGCATATATGCAGTCTCAGCAGATGATAAGGGAGCATACGAACCAACTCGCACGTTTGTGTATGTCTGCGAACCGCCCGATGGTGAAATAGTTCCATTGTAATTAGCATTCCATTTGTCAACATTTGGGTTGTTATTTTTATAAACCAATACGGCCCTCAAATCAGTACTTGACGATGGCGAATCTGATGCCCCGGCGTATCCATATGGTATGTATGAATCAAAAGCTGTCGCTGGAGAACCCGCTCCAACTTGGCTGCAATATAAAAGTAAACCATATTCTGTAATATCGGTTATGTTGTTTGTATAAAAAACAACGGTCGATGTATACGTGTTTGTTGATGAAGCCGATGTATTCATATTCGTTTTCGTAATTACGGATACAAGCTTAAACCACCAACGTGCACGTCCGTCAGATTCGACATTAACTTGATATGGAAACACTGATATATCCGCAACAGCTCTGTATACAACACCCGAACTCGTATAGTAAGACGTTATTCCCGAATATGCAGGTGCTATGTAGTCGCTATTTGCCGTCAGCAAATCATCAAGCAAATCCGTAAATGTACTGCCTGACGGTAAAGACGATGGACCCAGAAAACACAGCATACCCTGCATCACAAACATACGATTGCTTGCGCCGTAATACAGCTTGGTATTGGCTGAAATATCAACCATCAATTCAGTATCTACTGTGTAATCATGTAGATTGGCCGCATCGTATAGTACCGCGGTCTGTACTTCTACCCCACCACCCTCCTCACCGCTTATTTTGGTATCACCCAAATATAACTCAACTTTACCAGTACCAGCGTCGCTCACGGTATACAGAGTATTAGCGTCGTGTGACGATGCGCTCTCGTAATCTGATTTGGACTGATTGCGCATACTCATACCGCCCATACGTGTGTTCGTGGTCTTGTACGAGCCACTAGCCACAGAACTTATTTTCTGGTCGGTAGACTTGCCCTTACGCGACATCCATTTTGATGCTTTCGCACCAACACCGCCAAATGTTAAATCTGACTTTGCAGGGTTCGAGTAATCGGTCTTTTTACTTGTTACCTGAAGATATGTATCGATACCGATTTTATTATTAATGACCCGGTACATCTTATTTAGTTCGATGGTGTCGTAGTCATAACCAGCACGAGCCAAATCGATAGCGTTAGCCTTATACGACTCAATAATATCCGTGAGTCTAGCGGCATCGTACGCGGCTTTTGAGTAAAGATTGCCCTGAGCCGTTGCGAAATCAGTATCGTCCGTCGCCACTATATTGTCATACTGAACGATTTTAGCAGTTACAGGATACTTTTTCTCAAGGTCTTCGTTAGCGATGTATATTCGGCTCGCCTCAGGGTCTGAGTTACCAAAATACTTATATAGCGTTAGAGGCATTCCCTCGGTGCCATGTATAGAAGACATCGTAGGGTTTATTTTATTGTCCGGTATATAGCTCGCACCACCTATTGGGATGATGCGAGTATACAGCTCGGACGCATTAAGTTCCTGGCTTATTTCGGTCAAATTCACACCGTATATAAGGTCTTCAGTGGCTATCTCGCCGAAGTCGTCAGCGATATCAAGGTACCAACTACCGTTAGCATATCGTGTACGGAAAGAATATCCAGCTTCAGTCACGACGATTTGAGTTAACGCATCCCAGCAAGTAGCCGACGCCATGTGTACAACTTCTGGGTGACCACCGCTAACGGGCGCTGAGCCTATCTCGATACGATCTTCAGTTCTTGCCGTAGCATTGTATATACCTAGAAGTCTACTCGCCATGGTGCTTAGATTACCACTATCGTCTTCAAAACCTACGACACATGCATCACAAAGCATAGCTGAAATATGAATCGCAGAAACTTGCTTCTTCGCACCTTCAGAGCTAGCCTTAGGAATTGACGAATATACATAACCCTCAAATACAACTTGATTGGGCAGTGTATCATATGCTATAACGCGCGTAATCTTCGGAAATACATTATCAAAAGACTCGTCGCCATAGTTTATGGTGAACTCAAATTTACTTGACGTGTTAACTTCCTCGGATAACTTCGCCGTGGTCTGAGTTCCGTGAACGGTTGTTCTAACGCCGTTCGTCATAAGTACGATTTCTAGCATTTTACAACCTCCTTATATAATTGGCTGACTGATAAATCCATTTGTACATGCCGTCGAAATCCGTGTTTCGTATGTGTATCTCACTTATGGGACGTACCGGCAGCTCAAATGGAGTGTCGAAAGCGGTTTCATAGGCATTAACATACATTTTCGCAGTATCAGACTTTGTATATGCGTTCACAATGTAATGTGATTGGTCTGGAACCGAATAATTACGAAGAACACCCCATTCGAATACAATCCACGGTGGATTTTCAGGAGTCCATGTTTCGACGAAATCAACAACGAAATCAACCACAAGATATCCATTTGAGTCAGCAACCGGCTGTGTGTAACCCCAACCGCCCTTGTGTGACGTTATGGTCTCGCCTGGGTGGTCATTATCTAAGAAATATAATGTTGTGGTTTGTCCGTATGCGGTGTTTATTTCATACGTCGTTTCGTTCAGCGTACAGCTCGGAGCAAGTCTGAAACCTATAACCCCGGCAAATGGAACTCGTATTCGGAACCGCCATTTTTTGCTATCGAGACGAGAGGCATTATCTTTTGAGAACCACTGGTAGAAATCATTAAGCCAGTAACGATTATTCGTATATATCATCATCGCGGTTTGTACATTTCGTCCCGTAATTGAACGGTCAACGTACGTCGCGAGTTCGATTCTTTCACCCGACAACGATTCTTGATATGGGTCGCATGTGAAAGTTATTTCAAGCGTCTCGAGCCAATCGCCTCCGACCATCGCTTTACTAACCTGCATGTCAGTTACTGACGCATTGGTGAATTTATAAGCGCCATAACCATAATCATATAATTCGGTGCTAGCGATTGTGTATTGGTTGCTATTGTATGTGATTGTTCCGCTCGAAAATTCTTTGTATAGCCACTCATATATCTCGTTGAGCTTGTATGTTAAAGATTTATTACGGTCCACTGGTTTTAACGGATAATTGTCTTCATCCACAACCACAAACGAATACGTTATGGTCCTGGTGTTGAAATATAACCCGCCATCTACCATCGAAAGGTCGAGGTCGCCGTCACCATAAGCGACCTCTTCTCTAACGATTTTGGGAGTTACTTGGGATAATGGTGTACTACCTATCATCATAAGATGCATATTTGTCATGGAGTTTTTGCCATGAAAGACGATGCTACGGTACGTATCGACATCGTAATTTGTAAGCGATTTTATGCTCATCTGATTGTTACACCCCTTCCTGAGTATTCTACGTTATTTGCGTTTATAACGTCGAGGTACGGAGCTGTTACTTCGGCTATAGTCTCGCCATCGACGTTTACGGGAACGGTAAAGGTTGCGTTCTCGGGTATGTTGATTACGCCGCCCTTCCAGTTCTCTGTGAGTTTAGTCATAGCATCTGTCAGCTCCTTGATTTTAGCGGTATTATCTTCAGTGTCAGCATGACGCTGCTGTTCCATTGCGGCTGTTTCTTGGGACATGTGTGATGTTACGTTGAGCGAGCCGCCACTTATCATGTCCATAAGCGCATTAGTCGAACCAGTACCCATCTTGGACTCAAGTACGCTCTTTCCGTATTCGTATACCGAGCCGAGTGTGCCGAGGATACCTGTCTCGTCCATGCGGATGTTTGGCGTGATTTTGACTTCAGACGTATTAAATTCATCGGTTAGACTACTAATCATGTCGTCAAGTTCACCGTCATTCAAATGCTCATCGAAGTTTCCTTGTAACTGAGTAAAATATTCGTCCGAGCATTCTCCGCCAAGGTTGCCGAACGAATCAATTGCGTCTTGGCCATAAACTTCATTACCATGTATTGCACCCTGAGCGTAATATTTGGAAACATCAAAAGAATCCTTCGACTCGGAATGAACACCGAGAGCGTCGTGGTATGCTTCTGAAGCGTCTTCACCAGCCTTGCCATAAGCCTCTGTAACTTGCCCCTGAGCCTTCTTAACCGCTGCCGCTTCTTTTTTCTTTTTGGCGGCGAGTTCTTTCCAGTCAACAACTTCTATCTCTGGAGCGGTGACATCAATGCCTTCGCCGCCCTTCTCTTCCCACCACTCGTTCCAGCTTTTAGGAAGAACATTTTCGATACCTTGTAAAATAGCAGTACCTATCTTTTTACCTGTCCCGACAATGTCGTTCCATATTTCTTTGATTTTCTTGGGTAATGTTACTGTGAAGAAGTGTCCGATGGAATGGATACCGGTTATCCAGTTGTCAAAGAACGATTCAATGGCGTCTCCGCCGACTTCTTCCCAGAATTTGGACCATTTGCCGCTAAATATACCATCGAACAGACCAACGAATAGCTGCCCTACGCCAAGAAGTAATGCTCCGAGGAAATACCCAATGGTATAGAGTATCTCATCAATACGCTTAGCTAACCCCATTATGACACCGCATATGAACATCACAAGTATACTCGTTACTTTTTCGGTCCATGTACCAATATTGAGATCGAGCCAGTCCAAGATCTTGTCAATTATAAGCCCCAGATTATAAAGTATTGTGGGCAGATGATCGACTAACGAAACGAGAATCTTGTCTATGGAGTCGAGAAATGCCTCGATGATTACCGGCCAACGTCCGATGGTTGCCGTTAATATGGCATCAAGAACCGCAAGGACAGCCTCTGCTATCTGTGGAGCAGATTCGGTTATAGCCTCTGCTACCTCGCCAGCGCCCTCAGCTAAAGTCTTAAGGAAATTGATTATTGTCTTACCAAGAACATTACCTATTTCTGAACCAGCAGCTGCAACAACCGCAACCAAAGGCGCAAGCATAGCGATAGCCTTTATTAAACTTGTTATAGGCAGTAATATCAATGCAAGTGATATAGCAAGCGGCAATAAAGCAACACCAAAAGCCGCAACTGCGACTGATGCTACGCCTAAAGCAACGCTAAATCCAAGAACCGCCAATACAATTTTTGCTATTGTGCCTCCGCTCTGTTTCTTAAGAGACTTTAATGCCTTCTCAAGAATCGGCAACGCAAATGCGCCAAATGTGATTACGGCTGGAACTAACAAATTAATCGCAAACGCAAAAGCCATAATGCCGACGCCTGCAAGCGCAACATTTCCTCCGCCCATTTTAGACAGCACACCGATAAGAACCCCCATTACAGCGAGTAAGGCAGCTATGGCACCAACAGAAATCCACATACTCTTTGGGTCAAGAACCGCTAAAAGTGCTATTGCCGGAACCATCATCTGTATAGCAAACGCGACACCCAGTATGGCTGCACCAGCCGCAGCTATAGCTTTGGAATTTGTGTTTCCTTTCGAGAATGCCTCAATTGCTACGAGCATGCCGGCCATCAAAGCTCCAATTCCTGTTACCGCTAATAATGCAGACTGAACACGGTCTTCGGGAAGTATCGCAAGGGCCATCACAGCGGGGGTAATAATAAGGAATGCACTAGCAACAGCCGCGAGAGTACCGCTAACTGCCGCGAGCTCATCTTTTTTGCCTTCGCCAAGACTCTTAGCCAGTTTTGCAACTACAGCCAGCATTAACGCGAGAGTCGTAAATATACCTGTAAAGCCGACTAACGCACTACCCATCTTCTCTGCGGGAATGAGTGACAGTAACGCCAACGCAAATGACATCTTCATAACAGTTTTGCCCAGCTGGTCCATAAGAGCTACGAGCATCATAAGACCCTCGCCGCCACGTCTGAACTGCTTGCTAGAAATTATCTTTGACATCTCTGCGAGAAGTATCTCGAGGGATATCATTATCGTTGTGAAACCAACAAGAGCCGAGCCTATCTTCTCGCCGTCGCCTATTGAACCGATAACAGCTAATGATATCGCTAATTTAAGCACTGTATTTCCTATAGATTTTAACATGCGTATAAGGAATATCATGTCAAGCTTAGTATCCAGCTTCTTCTGAGCATATGTCAGGGCACCAATCAACTCGAACATTAGCATCGTGATTACTGTTACAGCACCCATTACGCCGCCTTCCATGCGGTCTAGAACCATGATTATAGCGATAGCAGCAACCAGCTTGAGTAAACCATTAGCCAAAGCCTTAACGAACCTCGTCATAGTTTCAACATGGAATGATTTCTGCATGTTATCGAACCCGCTAGCGAATTCATATAATGCCTTGGAGAACGTCTTAGGCGCTTCCGAGAAATTCTTGAGCGCAGAAGCAATATCCAGAAGTGATTTGAGAAAAGCACCGCTAAATCCAGCACTAACGATAGGTTTAATCTGCTCATAGAATGCGGCAAGCGCTTCACCGACTCCAACGAGGAAGTCTTTGAATTTTTCCATGCCCGTTTTACCTTCGTCGGCTTCTTCGGTAGTATCGCTAAAGAGGCCCTTAATGAGCTCTTTAAGCTTCTCACCAAGCTCCTTCGCTTCAGGACCAGTGAGTATACCCCATATGAAATCTAATGCGGTCTTAAGCGCATAACCGATGCCGCCGAATATCTTAAGTAAAATATTTCCGCTACTAGATGCCGCTTCAGACATTGATTCACTATTAAATATCTTTTTAAACCATTCGCCAATGCCGCCGAATATACCGCCAGCTTTTGCCATCAGGTCGCCGAAGTTGAAGTTCTTTACAGTCTCAACAAGCGTGGATGCGAATGACTTAATACCATAAACGACGTATGACATAGCCCCCTTGAAGTCGCCTTGCTTCAGGAGACCTATGAAAGTCTTAATGTGTTCCCAGATGTTCTGGAATATGGCAGCAATATCAATACCGGTCCAGTCTTTGAAAATCGAAAGACCCTTTGATATAGCGCCTGCTATCTTAGAAGTAATCTTGCCGAAGTCGATTCCGGACCATTCTTCAAAAGAGTGAACAACCCCAATGATTCTATCATCGAGTGTGGATATGAATCCAATCATCTTCTCGATAGCAACATTAAAGAGGTCACCTTCGCGTATAGCCTGGTCAAGAGCATATACCCAGTCGCCAAAATTACCGAGAACCTTTAACAGTCCTCCACTAGCTTTGTCGACGCCTCCGAGACTCGGTATTAAAGCAGAGCCGATTACTCTTGCGACGGTGCTAATAAGCCTGTAAACAATATCAAAAGCCGCAAATACGCCTCTGAATATTCGTCTTACATCCTCAGCCTTCTCAGCAGTTATCTCGAACGCATGAGCCACCTTAGCGAGTACACCAGCAACACCTGAAATATCACTGGAAACTCGAACTGCGTCAAATACATCGCCAAATGCAGATGCGGCAGCCTTGATTACACGTATTACGCTTCCGCCAATAGCCTTAGCGACATCTACGATGCCAGCGAATGCTGTTGTGATGTTATGAAGTACGATTGCGAGTTTGGTTTCGGAGTCAGTAGCGTCAAGAGCCGCCTCAGTTGTGCCTTTAAGAGCCTCATTAACGCTTTCAGCGCCAACCCCGAGAAGTTCATCGGTCTTAGCGACATCGTAACCGGATGCTATAAACGTATCGATGTACTTCTGGACACGGTCATATGATTCACCAAGTGCCTCCACACGAGCCTGTCCGTCGATACGACCAGGGCGACCGTTTATGTTACCCCAGTTCCAAATATCAAGAGCGTTTTTCTTATCTTGAGCTGTGATTTTACCGATAGCATTGGACACTTTATCAAAAGAGGTCGTAAGTTGGTCGGCTTTCTGTTTAACAACCTTAAAACGCTCACTGAATTTTAAGAATCTATCTGATGCGTCTACGAGCACCTGTCCGAAATTGTTAAATATCGGGAATGCATCTCTAAACGCTTCAACAAATTTATCAATGAAGTTTGACGCTCCAGACCAAAGATTCGAGAATGCCTGAATGACCTTCTCACGGCCTTCGTTCTCTTTCCAGAACTGTAAATATCCATTTCTGAGGTCAGATATAGCATCGATGTATGGGCTGATAGCTTTGTATACGCCAGTCCACAGTTCTTTCGATTCCTCGAAGTCACCAAATATCAATTGCCATGTCTTAGTCCAACCGGAACCTATCTGCTCGGATACGGTACTCGTAAGCTGTGAGAATGTCTTTACGACGGTTGCCGCATCAGTTGCGGTCTTAGCCATCGTTGTTATTTCTTTAATCTCGGCCTCAGACCAACCTTGTGCTGCGAGAGCTGCTTCATCAAGGTCACCAGAGAACTGTTTAAGTGTCTCGGACAGTACATCGGCAGTAAGCCAAGTATTACCGCCAGATATGGACTCTCTAAACGACTTTGTCTCGTCTACGACGATGCCCATATGAGTTGCGGTTCGCTTCAGCGCATCCTGGAAGACCTTACCGCCCATGCCAGCGTTAACCACTGAGTTCCAGTCCTGCAGATTTACTCTACCTGCTGCCAGAGCCTGTGAAAGCTGATACATTGCTCTCGATGCCTGTTCAGATGTTGAACCCGATACGGCTGCAAGGTTAGCGATACCCTTGATTGCTGAGGTTGAGGTCTCGAGATCCAGACCAGCAGCGGTAAACGTACCGATGTTACGAGTCATCTCAGTGAAATTGTAGATGGTCTTATCAGCGTACTCGTTAAGGTCATCGAGAGCTGCGTTTACATCTGTTATTGTAGTTCCAAGATGCTGCGTGTTCGCCAGAATTGTCTGTACAGCGCCCTGCTGTGTCTCATACTCTGCAAAACCAGCCTTAGCACCCTGCATGGTGAGAGCTTTAAATATCTTTTCACCAGCGTCAACCGCGTATTTCGACAATCTGTCAAATACCTCAAGTTTAATACGTCCGCCGAGAGTCGTAAGGCTGCTTTCGAGCGCTGAAACGCCGTTTGTTATCGGGTCGAAACTCAGTTTGTTAATACCATTTTGAATGCTGCGAACTGAATCGCCAACGCCTTCGAACTTAAGAGCTTCGGTGAGCTTATCGAGACTCGTTATGGTCTGACTAACGCCTCGTTCAAACTGACGGTTGTCAAATTGCATTTCGACTACGCGTTCTTCAACTTCTCTGCTCATCCTTTAGTGACCTCCTTCCATACTGAATCCGCTATTCTCTCAAATATTGGTCGTAATGCGTCATTTATGTATTCAGACCCTTGTACGTATCCACCGTTTCGTGTTGCATGGCCATATTGCAAGATTATCGCAATTGGTGTGCCGTCAACGACATTTGAGTTTTTCCAAACGATGGACGTGGTCTTATCATTTCTTTCTATTTCGTAATACCATGATGCAGCGGTTAAACCCGTATCTACGGGAGTGGCTGCAGCGAGAGCTTTAACCCCTTCTTGCCCGTATTTATCGAGGGAGCTTAGTTTCATTTTCTTATTTCTTTGGAGAAAAGCTTCTGTTTTCTTGAAACTACCTCCGACTTTAACTTTAATCAATTGCATCAGTCCTTCTAAAAAATAAAACCCCTGTCGCAATCGGCAGGGGCTGGAGGGTTATCCAGAGCTATGCATTTTAGCCCTTCGCGCCATATTAAGCGCTCTATTTTGTTTGAGAATTTCCCTGTTGCTCATCTTCTGTTGCGGTGCGTTTTCGACATTGCATACTTCGATGAGCATCAGTAATCTATTAAGGTGCCATTTCTGGCATTCAAAGGGGATTTGGTGCGCGACCATCCAGTAATATATAACTTCCGAAGTGACAATTCGGTTGTTTCTTCTGGGGCCGCCGTGTCCGCCGTTGCGATGGTTTATCGTTGTGGCGGTCATTGGGTCGGCTATGTAATCGCCGATTTGTTGTATCTGTTCCTGTGTCAGACAATAAAAAGCCTCAGGGTCGACGTTGTTTATTGTCATACACTGAATATAATAGAGCATCTCTTCGGGAGTCTTTTCATCTTTTCCGAGAAACGGTTTATGATACTTCGACTCCCATTTTGATAACGACAGAAGAGAATGCTCCATCGTTAACGTTGTGGGCTTAACGCCACGAATTATGGTAAACTCCTCTTTATTGGGGTCCCATACTTCGTGGTCTTCTCGCCCTTCGATGCTTATCGTAAGCATTATTTTGCCTCGATTGTCTTAGCGCTATTCGCGATGCTAGCCGGAACAATGGCGTTGATGAAACTTGAAGCGGCATCAGCATCGGCGATAAGGCTCATGTACAGATTGGAATACGCCTGAGTGTAAACGAAGTCCGAAAGAATCTCAGGAGACTTTACGAACTTTCTACCATCAGGAGACTTAACGCCATAGCTCTTGTTAATAATCTGCTTGAACAGTTCAGCAAGTGCTGGGGTGTCCTGTGTGCTGATGATGGACTCGAGATAACTTTTGAGACCACCCTTGGTCATAAGGTTCATCTCAGCGAGCTCAGCCTCTGTGAGATTGAAGTAAAAATCCTCTTCTCTCGCAACACCATCGAAGTCTGTGTACTTGATTGTTTTCTTTAACATAATTAATTCCTCCTATATGAATTATTAAATATAAAACCCCGCGGTTTTGCATCTCCTCGGATGGTGAGGGAGCTACTCCCGCAGGATTACCGTCTGATTATTAGCCGTCCCAGACGACAGTTGCGTTTGATGCGCCCCAAGGAGCTCCAGTTATGCCACCCTCTGCTTTGTGAACAGTGATTGTTGTAAGACTTGTACAACCAGCGAATGCATTATTAAAAATACTTGTAACAGAACTGGGTATCTCTATACTTGTAAGCCCGCTACAATTAGCAAATGCACTATTGCCGATACTTGTAACAGAACTGGGTATCTCTATACTTGTAAGCCCGCTACAATTGCCAAATGCACTATTGCCGATACTTGTAACGCCATTTGGTATGACCGCATTTAAATTTCTAATATTAGTAACTAATGTAAATTCGGCGGGTGTCGCACTGAGTTCAACTCCTTGTTCTTCATAACTTCCAGTCACGCCAAGTATCTGAACATCCTTCTTAATGTTTACTGCTGTGATATTGCTATCAATAGCAGCTGTTACTGCCGATACGGATACAGAAGAATACCCATCCACAGGTCTCTCAGGTGTGATTGACTGAGCGGATGTGGTGGGTGTTACGCTCAGGGTTGTCATATTATGCATAACGTCCAGGTCTACAACCTTAGTCATAGCGTCAATGGAACCGGCTATACCGTGATTGGTTACTGGAGTACCGCCAAGCTTAACGACAATGTTATTGAGAATCTCTTCCTCGTTTCTGCCATTAGCGTCTGCGCCTATTTTTCTTGCAAGTGCTCTAAGAGCGTCGGGGATGCTAGCATACATAATTTTAGTCCTCCTTGACTTTGATTTCTATTACTTGTCCAGCAAGTATTTTGTTTACGTCTTTTATGCCGTTGAGTTCGGCGATATCAATAACCGATACACCATATTTCTTAGCAATACCTATGAGTGTATCGCCGTAACGTATGGTGTACTTTATGATTTTGGTCTTAGGTTTTTCTGGAATGCCTTTTATCTTATTGGCTATGGCTTCGGCGTCAGCGGATGTTACCTTTCCGTCATTGTTCATGTCGGCCGCTTCTTTTTGCTCAGTGGTAAGCTTCTTTTTGCCTTTAACCGCTGCAGCAGTTACGGTCACATCAGTTACATTTACTTTACCGTCGCCGTTAACGTCGCCTTTGGTTACCTTTTTCTTAGGTTTAGGTTCTTCCATTTTGATTTTGGGGAAGCCATTAAGACCGGCAGACTTTATGATGGCCGGGTAATCTTTGTATGCCCTGTTTGTATCAACATCGCCTTTAACACCCGGGGCATGTGTATTATCGTTATGTTGCCAAATACCATACGGCCCAGTGTAAAGATAAGGTTTATCGGCCGTAGTAAATGAAGCTACCCATATATCGTAAGCTTTCTTATTGGCCGCGCTTATGCGATTTTCAAGAAAGTCCGCGAAGCTGTAAATCATGGCATAATAGCCATTTTTCTCGAGATACGAGCAAAACGACTTGCACATCGCATTAATGGTTTTGTTGCTTAGACCATATTGTGACGGGTCCTCGATATCAAATGCAAGTGGATACTCAAACGTCTTGCCTTTGATAGCTTCAAGGAACGTCTTTGCTTCCTGCTCAGCATCTGTCGCGGTCGTAGCATACGAATACCAGTATGCACCGACGTTCAGCCCGGCATCTTTAGCTCTCTTGTAATTGGTCTCGAAGTACAGGTCTTTCTGGTGAATATATCGGCCATAACCAGCATTGATGATTACGAAGTCGTAACCTGCTTTCTTAACCGCTTTGAAATCGACAGCTCCATTCCACTTAGAAACGTCAATTCCTTTCTTTACCTCCGTCATTATCTTTCACCGCCCTTTCATTTATAGCCTGTACCTCAGCGTCCACGGGAGACATAACCTTTGAATAAAAATCCTTGAGTGCTGCTATCTCGTCGACACGGTTGTTGAGAAACGTCTCAATATCCTCTTTTGGTATACCGGTAACACTCGATATTGTCTCCATCGTCGACCCGGTTGCGAATGCTTTGAGAATATCATTCTTTTCCTCAGTAGTTTTCTCCGCAAATATCGGAGCATCGGGTTTAGAGTTTACAAAAGCCATATAAAAGCATCTCCTTTCATCCTATATAATTATTTGCAGAGCCGAAGACTAAACCGAAGCTGCCTTCAGCCCTACTATAATTATATAGGAGTAATATAATTATGGTCGTGATAGACTGCCATTTTGAATTAAGCCAGCAGAGTTACAACTTCTGCGGGCAGAGGCAGGTAAGGTGACTTAGCGCCGTTAGTGTAGTAAGTCGTACCCTGCTGAGGTGTAGTATCATTGGTTACGGTGTACACATAAGCGCCTTCTGTGCCTGTTCTGGTGTAGTATACAGTGTGAGCGACGAATGCTGCGCCAGTGAACTCGGTGTAAGTATCGCCACCCTCTACGCCGTACAGAGCCTCCTCGAGAACGGCGAGCTTCTCAGCAGCGATCTTTGTGCTGTCGATAATAACGATAGAAGTATCCTTATGACCAGCAACAGCAACGGGAGTTGCAGTGAATTCCCAGCTGAAAGTAATAGCCTCAGGAGAATCGTTGATTGTTGAATAACCTCTCTGAGAGGGGGAAACGCTGCAGCCGTATACAAGGTGAATCTTGTAACCGTAGTCGTTCATCTCGGTATCGTTACCCAGTGTTGTTACATAAGACAGACCGAATGTGGATCTCTTCTGCTGACCGATGGTAACGCCGGTAGCAATTTCTGCAGAGCCATCACACAGACCGAACTCATCAGGATAAGTATAAGCCTCGATGGTACCGCCGAACTGCTCAGCAGATCTCATGGTCAGGTACTTGATGTCGTCAGCCCACAGGTCGGTTGCTTCTGCGCCTGAGGGAGACTCGGTAACGCCAGTCAGGCCGTTCCAAGCCACGCCAGAGTCATAAGCCTTAGCTGTTGTGTTGTAGGGGTATATAACACCCTTCTTGTTACCGGTTTCATAAAGTCTTTCACCGGTCTGGTCCCATTTAAGCAGGGGAGTAGATGTAGGCATTAAAAATTCCTCCTTTAATAATATATGTCAAGTACGTCGTGGTTTAGTCCATCAGACGTATAATGACGACTGTGTGTACACATCGGTATTTCCGATGCAAGTTTCATTATCCATGGATTATTTGGCATAGGGTCTATGACTGTGACCTGATAATGCCTACAAATGTTGTAAGCCTTATTATTTGCAAACTTGGAAACCCAAGGTTGGTCATGATACTCGATGCATGGATAAACCATTCTAACGTTCGCCGGAGGCTGATAGTAAATATGTTCAGCCCCGGTCGTGGCTGCTAAGAGACTGTGAAAGTCTTCACGACTGTGGTTGCTCATGATACAAACCTCCAAAGCTTATGATTAGTCTAGGATAATTAAGTTCTACGGCACTTACCTCCCATTTTGAATTGTTGAGAGTAACATACCGTAGATTAGCGAAGTTCTCAAGAGCATATGGGTCCAAGAGAACGCTTAACCGATTGTTGAATTTAAAGTCGTCACTGACTTTTTCGGCCCCTTGAGAGTGATTTATGACACGTGTAATGTCTCCGAAATAATCGTACTCCGTGATAGTTTCACGAAATACACCGACGGGACCTTCGACCCATTCAACAAAACCGAGTTTCCCAAAATACTTCATATGCTCTTTTCAACTCCTTTGTTCTTAGTTAGATGCTGCTCTGTCGAGCTCGATTGCGATTGCAGAGAAGGGCTTGATGAGCGCGCCAGAGATTCTGGTCTCGATCAGGTACTTCATCTGGTTGTAATCGATGTCAAAGTCATCGAACAGATTGATAGCACCACCCTTGTCAGCGCCAATGTTGTAGTCCTGCAGGTTAACGATAAGACCGATGAGAGGATAGCTCTTCTCGTCTACTTCGCCTTCGTTTACCACTCTAGCAACACCCTCCATTACAGGAACCTCAACGATATCCCTAACGCGAAGAGCAGTAGCCAGCTCAGCAACGGTGTTGTACAGTCTTCTGCCCATACCGTCCTTCAGGAGCAGCATATCGGTCAGGAAGTCTGCAGTTGTGAAGAATGTGGGATTGCCAGAACCCTTGTAATCCTTACGAGCTCTGATAACAGTATCGATAACGTCGTTAGCGATAATATCAGCGGTATCATCAGCTGCTGCGGTTACAGTCTTTCTGATGGTGTACAGAGCATCGTCAGTCCAGATAGGACGAACGTGGCTGTGGCTGATGTGGTCCTCGGAATCGGTCTGTCTACCGTCGCCGATAAGAACAGCTCTTGCGATTTCCTCGTCCAGCATCAGTCTCATCTCGGACTTAATCCAAGCAACTACATCGAAATCTGTAATATCAATCACATCATCTCTGTCGAGCTTCTGCTTCTTGTATATGGTCTGAGGATCGGTAGTTCTCTTGAGCAGAGTGAATACCTCTTCCTTCTTCTTGTGAGTCTTCAGATAACCTTTAGCTCTAGCTTCGTCATCACGAATATCAGCGAACTGAGACTTAATTCTGCTGAAAGGTGTGTGGTGAACAGAGGACATTACCTTCTGAACCCAGTCGGTGTCTCTCTTGATCCACTCGGGGGGATTGTTCAGGCTCTTAGCCTCAGGGAACAGCATGTCAATGCCGTATGTGCCCTCGCCGTTAGCCTGAATGCCGTATGCGCCTTCCTCGTAGTGAGCGAGGAATGTATCCTTCAGGGATGCGTTGCTCTTCTTAGCAAGGCCAATGATCTCGCCCTGCTCTGCGTGGGACAGTACGTTCTCGTTTTCGAGTGTGCTGTCCTGGTCGAATGCGTTGTACTTCATGTCATCGTCTCCTTCTGTATCGGAATGTTTTGCGGTGTCTTCGCCGCCCTTTTCGTCAATCGCCATGGCTATAACAGCATACACGGCGTCCTTCTGCTCATCGGAGAGGGTATCAAATACCTCACCAATGGTCTTTTCGTCTTTTGCCATTTCAGGTTCCTCCTTATGACTTATGGTGTCATCAGTTTCGCTGTCACCATGGTCTTCAACGTTTGTCTCCAGTACGATATCCTCGCCGGAGTATATGATTGCTTCGTCTTCGCCAGCGTCTTCCGAGTGAGTAATCGTCAGATGATCGATTTTCGCCTCGGGGTTTGCGCCGGTCAGAACAAGAGATACTTCCCTAATTCTACCATGAAGCACATCACCAGTGCTCGACTGCCTGAGCTTGTTTGCGTAGATTGAAAGTGAAGTAATATCACCACAACCTACAAGTTCCTTGGCCTGAAGACCGGCTTCAGTATTATTGAAGCGGCCGTATGTGTAAACGCCCTCGGGACGATTCTCGAGAAGCGCGTGACCAAGTACATTGAGCGGAGAATCGTGGTCATGCTGCCATACGAGAGGTACTATCTGGCCATCATCGTCAATAAACGAATCACGTCTGATAGTTCTGCCGTCGGCACACTTGACATCGTTTCTCGTTGCCCATCCACTAAAATCCCAAGTAGATGCCATTTTGAATTTCCTCCTTCATTAAGATTTCTCAGCTTCTGTGGACTCAGATTCCTTCTCTTCGTTGTTCGGGGTTGCTGTATCTCCCGACTTATTAAGATTGGGGTTACTCAGCTCATCGGCTGATGGGTCGTCAGAAGGTTTATAACCGATAATAGCTCTGAATTCATTCTTAGTAAGAACTTCATTACGTATGAGCTTATCGGCATTCTCAGCAACCTTGCTTGCGGGAATCAGCTTGAACGGGTCACGGAAGTAACGAATATCTTGACCTTGGGTCCTCGCCGTCTTTGTGAGCCATTTGCGTCTGAACTCGTCAATGATTGCTGAAATTATCGGTTCGATTGTTCGGGCATAGTAGTTCTCATACTCCTGTTCGGAAGCAGAGCCCTCCATTATACCCTGAGTTATGCCGAGTTGCGAATACAAAAGCTGAGTCAAATACTCAATCTGCTTCTGCAAATTATTCTCGGCAGGACGGTTAAGCTGAGTTATTCGCTCAGTACCGTCCGTATATGCTATACCGTATTTTGAACCTGCAAGCTGACTTTCGATGTCCTTTCGGCGCATCTCGGCCTGCTGTCGTCTCGCTTCAGACTTGATAACGTACGGAAGCTGAATTATCAAATCGAGTTTACCGCTACCAGACTGTTCGTCGATAGCATCGAGTATGTTCATCTTACGGATTAAGCGTTTAAGAATGGAGTTTGGTTCATTCATTATAGAATAGAAAGGATTCTCAATGATTGAAACCATACTCTTTGGGTAGAGTCTATCTTCTTCCCTGCCTGTGTCTTCATTATAGAGACGACACTTAACATGATGAGGCTTCCATGTAATGATTTTAGCGACCCTTAAAGCGCCAATATCATAAGACCTAGTCCTTCGAGGGTCTTCGGTCGCCGCGGTTGGTACAACCGCAACAGTTCCCTCATCAAACATGGAAATGCAAATATCACGGACTAACGCTCGCGCTGACTGGTCCAAATTTGCTTCGACACTGAGACATTCGTTAAGATATGAGTTAACAACCCCGACGAATCGGTCGTTATTATCTCTGTCAACCTTAACATGTCGAATATCAAGCTGTGACACGTCAACCGCGAGACGATTGAATATCGAATTAATTATAGACCTTTCGTTACTATAGCGCATACGAAGTTTATCGGGTCTATAATTAAACGACGCTTCATATTGTCCTCTTGTCTGCTCAATTTCGTAAGTATCATTTCTATCTCGAAAGGCATTCCAGGCGTTTTTCAGCCTAGAGCCGAATGTTATCGCCATTGGTAGCCTCCTTTATACAAACGCGTCACGGTTATCTTTGAACGCCACATAAGCATCCATCAAAGCCGCAACATTATCTATTTTTTGGTCATTTCTGTCCTTATAGAGCTTTCGGTTACCATTATTGTCAACAAGGGCTATACAGTTTCCCATTGTGAAGCTGAAAAGCTGCTGGTCAAATATCAGTATTCTGTCTTCGGCCATCTGCTTTAACTCGCCCAAAGGAACGGATTCGGTCCTTGCCCCCTGTATAACTTTCGATATACCGAACGGTCCATTTTCCTGTTCCCATCGTTCGGAAAAGCTCTTAGCGTTGTACGGGTCGAAACCAAACGCCCTAATATCGTATTTAGAAGAAATTATGAACCTATCCAAGTCATCATACACATCCATCATGTCAAGGACAGTACACTCGAGCACTATTAGGCTCCCTTCTCTGATGAACGTGTCGTACTTGTAACGCATAGCCTGCGGAAGTCGTTCATATGTTCTAGACGATATATAAGAACGCGCTTTGACACCAAACGTACCATTTCTCAATGGGAACAGGAAGCTGAACGCACAGAAGTCATCGCCACGTGAAAGGTCGGCGCCGAGTGCACAAGGCATTGACCAAAAGTCTCGACGCCTATGCGGCAATGTTTCTTCATAAGTAAAGAAGTATGTGTAACCCTCCATCGGTATTCCGAAACGTTTAGCTAGAATATCATTTCGGGTTGCCGGAGCTTTTTCCGCTCTCTCGACTTCTAGCTGATATGTCTCGTACGAAACCGTTATACCGAGGTTAGGATTAGCTTTCAACCACATTTGTGGGTTTGCAACTTCTTCGATGGAGTCCAGTTTATAGTACCAGATTGACACATGCGGATTGACGTACTCGCCTTTCAGGATTTCCATCAGTTCCATTTTGATTGTATCACCAGAACCATTACGAACGGTACCTTCAGAAGAAGTCGCTATGATTAACCAGTTAAAGTTCTTTGACGCACCTTGCTCGATTGCGCTTATAGGGTCTTCTCTAACGTCACCAGACAACCATTCGTCCACGGTTGCAATTTTGCATCGTAGACCCTGAAGCTTGTCTATTGACATCGGGCGAATCTCCAGCAATGAGCCAGTCATAAAGTTCTCAATACCCTTCTTTGTCGACACGAGTTTTGCGCGTTTCGCCGGAGAACCAGTAGTGTTCTGAAGCGAACCTTCTGTAAGAAACTTGAAGTACGGTCCTCTGGCACGCGTTATGGCGGTCCTTTGAGGGGACATAACTTCATCTGCCTGTCGCATAGTAGGGGCAGTTGTTATTTGATGAGTGGTTGATGTGTCAACGTTTAAGAAGTACGATTGAATACAACTAGCGTACATTGACTTTGCGGCGCCTCTGGCCACTATTAGATACTGTTTGTTTACGAGTCGTTTCTTTATTCGCTTTATCTCGTATCGTCCTCTTCGGCCTTTTTCGCCTGGGATATAGACACGTTTTTCGATAAAGTACCACCAACCAAATATCTGTTCAGCCCACAACTTGAACGAATCAAGAAGCTTAAGGTCTAAGCCGTCGGTTAATGTTAACTCATTTTCGCAGTATTTAATGAAGCCTTCGACTGCCGATTCGTCGTAGAATATCCCGGGGTTTTCGATGAGCGCGTCTATGCGGTTCATCTCCATTGAGATTTCCTGATTAACTGGTATTTCGCCTCGTATTACGGCATCTCTAAACCGGCCGTAATAAATCGGTACCGCGGTATTAGATAATGCCATTTTGAATTTTCTCCTTTAATCGTCAAGTAAGCGGTTCGCAATAGCGTCCGCATTATTGAGCATCGAGAATGTTCCCTGAGCTCGCTCAAGGTGTCTCTTATTTTCGATGTATCTGCGGTTAGCCTCTTTCTGTTCTGCTGTCAGAACGCTCGATGACTCATTATTCTCTGCGAATTTAACCAGGTCCTCAACTCTTCTCGAAGCATCGCGAGCTTTCTTAAGTTCCTTAACCTCGTCTGAGTTTGCACCATACTTAGCTCTAGCTGTCGCCAATGCATTTGTTAAGCGCTGAGAACGAGCATGAGTTGCTGCCGATGCACCGCCAATTGAAGATGCTGTTGCGTGATGTCCAGACGGATTATTAGCATGAATCTGAGTAGGAACATAGCTTCCGTGATAAGGCTGGTGTGTGCTCTGGGTCGGGATATGATTTCCAGAAGACGAAGAGCCTGAGCCTGTAGCCGCATTCGACGGATGATTCGTCTGAGTCGGTATATGGCTGGACGATGAGCTATTGGAACTGGAAGATTGCTGAGAACTATTTGTCGAAGATGACGAGCTCTGAGACTGGCTTCCAGAAGAATGACTAGGACCAGACTGTGAACTCTGAGACTGACTGCCAGAAGAACTATTAGCCGAAGAAGATGAACTCTGAGACTGGCTCGAACCGCCTCTTCCAGCTGTCGCCGTAACGAGAGGAAGTTCAGTAATGCCGGCGGTTGCCAATATCTTCGATAAATTGTTATAAACGACTATGCCATTTGATGTCAGGTTGGCTGTCGTACCAACGACGTCGGCAACTCTTTTATATGCTGCCACAGCATCCTGTTTCTTCTTAGCATCTATGCCAGAAAGTCTCTGTTCGAGGTCCATTCTATCTGCTGCAGCCTTAAGCTGCTCGTTGGTCAGCTTATCTTTGTTCTGAAGAATCTTCTTCATATCGCCAGAACGAATGATTTCCTCGGCAGTTGCTTCTTTCTTAGCAGCCTTTCGTTCCTCAACTTTGGCCTTAGCAGCATCTTTTACCGCAACGGCTGCAGCTTTCGCCTTATCAGCCATCTTTCCGCGAAGAGTCTTAACTCCAGCCTTAGCTTCCTGTACAGCCGCTTTATTTTGAGCTTTAGTTATTTTGAGGTTAGCCTTCGCGGTATCAAGCTCGCCTTTGGACTTGAGATTCTTAGCCTCATTCTTTCGACTAGCTCTTTTCTTTGCGTCAGGAGACATCTCGCGACGGCGTCTTTTACCAAGTTCAGTCCATGAACCGTCTTTGTTCTGGTACTTTCTTATACCCCAACGCATATTGCGAACACCGCTATGGCTCATTTCAGGGGTAGTAATTATCCATTCCATGATTATTCCTCCTTTCCTTTAGTTTTTGTTGGGTCATCATTTTGAATCTCGTTAGCGGTTTGGGTCAATGCTTTTCGCACAAATTTCGGGACCGGGACACCCATTTTTATGAGGTTTTCAATGATGCTCACAAGTTCCATCAGGATTATGTAACCGGAAATCATGCTCATTACCAAAGAGGGGAGTTCGAGAGCAACTTCAAATAGTTTTCCGATACATAAAACCGTTATTTCACCAAACTTTTTAACGAGACCTTTCCTCATGACGCATGACTTTACGTCGTGTTTCACCCAAGCGTTTAAATATCCAGTAATGACGTCTAAACCCATCAATACTAGAGGAACCATTATAACCCAAAGAGCGTTCGTAAACTTAAGACTCTTGAGGAGCTCTATAGCATTGTCCATTTTAAACTCCTTTCAAAAATATCTCGACCCCATCCGCTAAGACAGGGCCGATTTATTTACGTTATACGCCCGTCTTGTGGATATGCTTTATGACCTCATCGATGCGCATGCGTTCATGCTCGCTCGATGCGTTGTCATACATCTGTTCCATGGCGGCAACCATGCGATCATCAATTGAGTGACCGCTGCGGTGCTCATCCATTCTCCACTCATCGCGACTTATGAACCTTCCAGTATGAGGTGAACGGCCTCTTTCGTTGCTTACGCCATCGATATAACCGTGTTCGTATGCTGCGGTCATAGAGCGATTACGAGAAGTCATTCTGCGCGCGTCGCGAGAGGTTTCGGAATAACCCTTCTCCATCTCCTCGCTATAGTCATCCATACCTTCTATGATAGAAATATCCTTGAGGATATCGACGGACTCACCAAGGAACTTAAGGTCCTCGAGAGACATGTTCGGCTTGTTAAGCAGAATACATATGTTATCCTCGAGCTTTGTCTTAATCTTGTTGTGTATCTCTTCCATAAATATCCTCCTTTCTTAATATGTCACAGCAAGGTCGGGCCTGCTAAAGATGATGTTGGGATTCTGAACCAAAATAGGAATATCACTGGTATTTGTAACGGTAAGAGTCTGGCAACAACCGCGCCAAACCTGTACATTAGTGGCTCTGCTAACGTTAAAGAAGTTCTCAACAGCTGCCGGAGTTACGGTCATTGTTGTTGAGTTTAGAGTTACGCCATCGAGTGCGAGAGCAACCGAAATGGGTCCAACGGTCTCGCCAGTCGGGATAGCGATGTTGGCTCCAAAGTCGACTAAGTATGAAGCACTCTTAGGCTGTTTGCATCTGCATCCACGATTGGGGACCCAACCGCTGAGATTAAATGCACCAGCACCCTGTCTCCAACGTACAAAGCCTCTTTCACACGGAACCGGAGCAATGGTAAATATAACCGATTCTCCAGGATTAACGGTCTGTTCTACATTGTTAGTGTATTCAGCCATATGGCGACACCTCCTTATGCAGAGCAGCCGCAGCCGTTATTGAAATAGTTATTGGCACAGCAGTTAGGGTTCTGAACCACGTATGCGGGAATTGGCGCAGGATTCAGATACTGCTCGAGAGCCTGTGTCTGTCTCAGATTATCTGCCATCAGAGCCTGTGTCTGAGCATTCTGGGAAGCATCGGAACGTGCTCTTGCGAGCTCAGCCTGAAGCTCAGAGATTCTGTCATTCTTAGCATCAAGCTCAAGTTGACAAATCTTGTTGTAAACGCCCTGAACTGCCTGGTTGGTAGTATCTACCAGTCTCTGGGTGTTTGCAGTCTGGTTTACAAGCAAATCCCTGATGCCATCAGAAAGAGCTGCTCTATCAGCGCAGTTCTCCGAAAGAATGGTGGCGTTGAGATTAGCTGAAGCCAGTCTATTGTCGCAACAACACTGCGCAAGCTGTGCCTGCAGAGCATTGAACCCGGTATTCATAGCCGTCTGGTTAGCGAACGCCTGCTGCATGTCGGCCATCTGTCTTGCATTGTTTGCAACTTCTGCGTTTGCGAAGCCAGCGGTAAGGGACTGATTTACGCCAGCAAAGCCATTGCACAGATTTGTAGAAATGCTATTGATACCGGACATAACTGCCTGCTGATCGAAGCCTCTCTGAACGTCGTTGTTGGTAGTGTTGTTCATGATGTAAGGCATAGCTCCTCCGCCGTTCATTCCGAAACCGTTACCCCAGCCGTTGTTAGCTGCGAACAGAAACAGGACCAGAAGCCACCAAGCTCCATCTCCGCCAAATCCGCCCCAGCCATTACCGTTATAGTTTCCAGCAGGAGCCACGGGCATGTACATATTACCGTTTCCATTTTCAAATGCCATAGTTTGTTTCCTCTTTTCTTTCTAAAGTATTTATACTCAAATCCGCGCGCTTGGATATGGTATCATTTTGAATTTACAAATTCGTCCCCATTATTTGATTGGCCATCTGCCTGCACCACTCGAATTGCTGCTGGTTCATCTGGCCTGAGTTCATCATCTGCTGCGCCTGTGCTCTAGGGTCACATTGTATCTGCTGAGCAAAGGCGTTAAAACTCTGCATGAACTGATTGTAACCGCCAAACATACTAAACATGGGGTTGTTTGGGTTTGGCGCGAAAGGCTGATTGTTCATTTTGAATCACCTTCTTATTTTTCCCATATGGTTTCCATCGTATCCATCATTTTCTGATAGCGGTCGATGTCATCGGTCGGTACTACTTGTACTGCAGCCTTACCTTTTGGTATGAATACGAAGCCATTCGGTTCAAACGGATTGTCTGAGCCTTTGACCGGAGCTTCTACATAATACATTCCATCCGTAACTTTTCCAACTCGAGAAATTCTCAAAACCTCTCGGTCGGGGTATTCGGAGTTGAATGCTGAAATTATCTGTTCTATCATTTTATGCCACCTTTAACTTTCTTGTAGTCACATTTAAGATTGTCAAGTCGCTGGAACTCAGTCGCACACGTTTTCATAAGAAGCTTTCTAGACTCTTTTTCATTGAAAGTTTTTGCGATTTGGCCGTCAAGAATCTTTAAGCTACCGTCGCTTGTGACTTCCCACATCATGCTGTGACCGTTGTGTCTGTTCCACCGAACGCAAAGGTGCCCACGTGAACCAATCGGTTGTTGTTTAAGCGCCGCAATTGTAGCATCGGCCACCGCTGCGTTTTTTTCCACGATTTGCCAGTTTTTCTTCTCTGTTATAAAACGATATAAATGCATCCTGGTCATCTTTGTTGAATTTAGGAGGTTTGTTTATAGAAGTCGTTTTTGCGCCAGGAAAATAACTTTTGGATACTTCCATTCCGGAACGTCCGGTATCGTTTAATTTTGCCTGGACCTCGAATCCTCTTTTACGCATTTCAAGCGCCATTGTACAGTTAACGCAGTTAGACGTAGCACCAGTTGACTCGCCTGGCGATAGTCTGTCAACTTTATACTGAGGATTCACGCGACGAATATCTTCTTTTTCATCCAGATTCGTAGTCTTGAGTTTTAGACCAGACTTTTTATCAACAGGCGCTGCGTTTCGTTCTTCGTCGCACTTTTTTACAAACTTTTCAGCATTTTTCTTTGCTGCGCTATCGTGCATTGCTGACGCGACCGCAGGACCAAATACGAAGGTCAAGCATGCTGCGTAATAAGCAGCAAGTAAACCCACGCCTTTTTCTTTAGGCTGATTAGCTTTGGAATATCTCTCTTTACCAGCCGGTATAAGTGAACCATCCTTATTCTGGAAACGCCTAACACCCCACTTCTGGCCTTTTATACCATGGTGGTAGAGTTCATTTGGGTATGCCACTCTAAATTCCATTTTTATCATCCGTTACTTAATAAACTCCTGGAACTCGTGCTTGAGCGCATAAAAATCTTCCCTCAGACGGTCGAAGTCTTCTTGCTGAACCGTGGAGCGATTAAGCTTTTCGTCATTTTGACGCTTATTGTTATAATCCTCTTCTTTGAAGAATACATGCTTCGTGGTATCGTAGCCAAGACCATCGTCCTTCTGCCGTTTTGTCCAGAACACACCTTCGCTATAGTTTATAAGGAACGCCGTTATGCCTCTTTCGACTATATAGTTGTCGACAGCTGCCTCGCTTGGAACCGTGGCAATTATAAGCGGGTTCTGAGGCTGCATTATCGGCATTTGCGGGAAGTTCATAAACTGCTGAGCCGGCATTTGATACTGGTTATTAGCCGGCTGTGGTGTCTGAACGGGCATTTGCGGAGTCTGATTCGTTGGTGTCTGCATCATAGCACCATTCCAGGTTGACTGATATGGTTGGTTGTTTGCCATTATTATCACCTCTTAATTATTCTCCCTTTTCGGAAGTAGTATAGGATCGTCTCGCCCCCTGAATCCCAAGTATCGTAGTAATCTCCGTCTATGACAGCTACTACGTGACTCCCAGTACATGCCAGATACTTGCCATACGGGTGCATGATACAAAAATCACGAAGCGTATAGCAATCGGGACATGTATCTGGGAGTTCTATTCGTCTGTAACCTTTATCTTTCAAATAAGTTTGCCAGACGTAATTATTATCGATTATTCGATGCATGAAATATGAGTATGCCGACAATTCAAGCATCGTGGTTGTCCATGTCTGGTTTTCAAGTACCATGATTGCGCGTATGACACAATCTCCGGTGAGAATATCTGACGGGTTGGCGTTTAGGTAGATGAACACTAAGGCATCGCCCCCGGGTCGGCCTGGACGTTGAGACGCCACTCAGCTTCCGCTGCGAGTTTCTCGAGATTCGTCACGTGAAACGAGTTTGCCGGTGGGTCAAATATCAGACGCAGTTTACAATACGCATAGTTGTATGCCTGTCTGAATACGTCGGTGTCTTCTGGTATAAAGTCGGACCATGTTGCGGTCTCGTCATCGATGTGGAAGCCTCTGACGCCGACACCTAGCTGGTTCATGTTATTAAGAAGACCATTAATGAACATGATTATCTGTGGGTCAAAGACCGTATAAGACGCGGATGGTCCTAAAGCCTGTTTGAGGCTCAAGAGAATCGAATCTGTAACATTTACTGTAGGCTCTGGCATTTTGAGACCTCCTTAATCGTTATATGATACGTTCTCAAGTTTTCCGGTTACAGGATCCATTTCAACACTTAACCATCCGTATGTTTGATTCGTTGATTTATCCTTAACCGGAACCGATACTTCACATGATGGAGAACTGAGGTCTCTAAATTTAACAGCGTATACAGTTTCAATATTACCTAACTTGACATCCGCAGAATCCCAGTAGCCGTTTTTTATGCCCGAGTCTAACTCGGCTTTTAACTTCGACATTGCTTTTGACCCGTATTTATTAACCCCAGAAACTGCCGTACGAATATCAGACGCTGTTATAGGATGTGAACCGGTTCCGCCATTCATTCCAAAATGTGTTGTATCGATGTTCGTGAAAAATTCAACGTCACCGTGTTTAGTTTTAATATTTTTTGCTAACCAATGGTCTTTGGGGTCACGTGAGTTATCATCTTTGAACCCCATTTTTGTCAAAGACGATATGGCCTCTTCGGCACGCTGTTCACCATACTCTTTTTTGCCCTTTCTTGTAAGTGTTCCATCGGCTTTGTAGTATCTCTTCTTACCAGCCGGTGTCAGCGAACCGTCAGGATTCTGATACCTTCTTATGCCCCAACGCTGGCCTTTTATACCATGATGGTAAAGTTCATTAGGATAAGCGTGTCTTAAATATATGTTATGCATGGTTCTCGTCTCCTTTAAAAAGCTTCGGTGAGCACATATCCTTCTCCGTATACGTGATGTCTCACCTTGTAATACGGTTTATCAGCCCATGGTGCTCGGTAATAGAATCCTTCGGCGATGAGCGTTACGGTCTCGCCCTCGTCGAGGTATTTGGTTGCTATATCGGAAGCCTCCTCTGAAATATCGTCCCAGAATGCTAGCTTTCGCCATTTGACTGTGAGGGTCGGCATCCTTCTTATCTTCGCCATAACGTTGTATCACCTTTCTTTCGTTCTATTAATGGTTGTGGGAGAAGACGTTTGTCGCCGTAGTGTATAGCTTCATGAGTATTATGTGATACACATATAAGGTTCTCGGGGTCAAAAACGAGAGGGTCGGAATGGATTATCATCTCGATGGTTATCGGGTTGATGTGGTGAATTATTATCCGGCCTGGAATCTCGAAGTCAGGATGACCCATGTCTTTTGCGTCGTCTCTAGCGATTATATGCGGTCTGAGTGCTTGCCACTCGCGAGAACGGTAGAGAGCTTGGTTCAAATATCGCTCGTATCCGAACGTAAGCTCTCCAACCTTTCCATCTAGTCGCAAGTAGTCAAAACGGTCATAGTAATCCGGAATTGACATTAACTCAGAATATGTTTTCATTGTCATCGCCATCCCCGTGATAGGACCTGAATGCGGTAAGGGCCTCGGAGTACATTTCGTCAACTCTTCTGGCTGACTGAAGTGCTTCGGTCTTAGCCACAATCATGTCACGCTGCTTCTCAAGAATTTCACGTTCGATTTGTTCCTTCGGTGAACCAATTTTTATGAATTCTCGTATCAGTGTGTCTGATGCAGTGCCTTCACGGATGCGTTTCTCTGCCAAATCGTAAGCTGCGGCCGCGACTTGCATCTCTCGAGCGTGAGGGGTTGAAGCTCGTCGTACACTTTTGACAATATCTTCGTCACTTTCTCTCCTTTTTCCCATAATTATCACTCCTATTCGTATAGTTCTAGACTTTTACCGGCCGGTTTAGAGGTTTTTTCAATAGCTTCACTAAAGGAGGTGACGTCTTTAATTTACGCTAAGGGGACAAACTTGAAAGGATGCATGAAAACCGGCCGGGAAAAATCTAGAACCAACTTGAAAATATCACCCGCGGAGAATTTTTGAAGAGGCGCGCGATATAGGAGGGGGTGTCTTTTTCGAGACCCCTCCCCCGTGTCTGCGCAAATGACTTCTACCCCTTATGCGGGTTTTAAACGTTTAAGAACAAGACTATCTTCTGAAACACCTACGTAAATTGGATTGAGTTCACATATCTCTTCGATTGCTTCATTAATGATTTCATTGTTTTGTTCTTCAGTAAATTCATCACAAGTTTTCGCAAATAAAGCTAACATACCACAAGAATTGTGGTGGGCTAACAAATCGTAATCATACCATTGGTCAAACTGTGTGAATGGATTGTAAGGATTGTCTGTTGTTGTCAACATTTTCCTTTTTGTATTCATATGATTTCCTCCTTTCAGTACAAGTGTTGAGTCACTCACAAGTATTGATGAACAAGCAAGAAACAACTTATGAGTGACTCATTATTAAGGAGAATTGAAAAATGCTTATGAATTAAGAACCTTGTTTATAGTAGCATTGGACAGCCCAAGTACGTCTGCTATTTCTTCCTGGGTATAACCAGACTTAGCATACGCCTTAATACGAGACTTAGTAGTTGCACTAATAGTAGCGCTCTGTTTTGGCATGGCCCTTTGTTTTACCTTATCACTATCTGCATTATTAAGCAGGTCCTTAAACATGGTCGCAGATACAGCATTGTTCTGTACAGCTTCCCATTCCTTATCGGTAAATTCGACCCTATACCTATCATAGCCTAGGGCTTGACGGGCCCATACCACGCACTTATTCCGCTGCTTCTTCTGTTCCGTTTTGTCGGCATGTGGATTGTCTGCATACCAAGTCTTAAACTGTTCATCAGCTACGAGTAGTGCCTGCTTTTCATATAGGGATGCTTTCTTAGCTTCCGTTAACTTACGTTTAAGACTGTCAACCTCGGCTACATACTTTTGTGCTGCATCAGGGTCTTTCTTAGGAAGCTTGGTAGCCAGGAGTTCTTTTCTAGCAGTGTTACCTAATGATTTACATTTATTGGCATAGTCTGCATAGATTAGTTCTTTCTTGGTGGGGTTCTTTGACAGGACACTGGGGTCATATGCATCATCGACGGTGTCCATACGAGGTGCTTTCTGCATCTTAGTATGAGTCTTGCCTTCTGCATCAGTCCATACAGAACCCTTTGCAGGACGGTAAATTTTCTTACCTGTCTCAGGGTCGATGTAGGATTGACCTCTTTTAGGGACGTCTATATTACCAGAGGCTCTTGAAATAAGGGTGCTTCCACCACCACCAGGTTTGCCGGTGTACTTTTTGTACAAGTCGGTTATACCATACAGTGACTTTGCGCTCTTCCAGTCAAGATCATGCTTTTCAGCATCGGTACAAATCATTGAGTACTTTGTAGCTCTAACAATATCATCCTCATCAGCGCCCATAAGAGTCATGTCGGCAATCAGGTTTGTTACAAGACCCATCTGCTGGCCTCTTCTAAAGCCATCGCCCTTGACTTTAACCACAGTTCCATCTGACATTTTATAGTCGTATGTCTCATTGGTTTTACCACCAACTTTTGGATGCGGTGTATTCTCAGGATACTTATGATCTTTAGGGTCATATCCAATAAGACCAGGAAGAGGATCTCTCGATTGAAGCCTTCCGTCACGATTCGGTATTACGATAGCAGTATCGCCATCAAAGTCTGCACCGGACAGTTTCTCAGCTGCCGATGATGAAATACCTATAGCATCAGGAGCGTTTTTGAAGTTCTCATTAGCAAACTTCGAACGCTTATTGTTTACGGTAAGCTCAGGAATCTCAAATGTACCGGCGTGAGGGAATCTGACTAATATCACCTTCTCGCCGTCCTTGTAGTTAGGAGCGTAGATCTCATTGTCTTTGAGGTCAGTCAAAGGAAGAAGTACATGATATGCCTGCTTAGGTAATGATGCCGCTTTAAGTTTAACCGCAGCAGAGTCACATTCATCGCTGAAGTCCTCAAGCATCTTAGCCTTAACAACAGGATTGGTTAGGTTCTTTATTTCCTCATAAACAGCTTTTCGGTTCTTTATGTCCAGGTCGAGCTGTTGTTTAGCAAGAGAATCAGATTGCTTCGATAAGAACTGAGCAGGAAGATTCTTAGACCAGTCGGCCCATTCTCCTTCTTCACGAACAACGTTCAAAGCGCCTTGAACTTCTTTTCCGTCTTTCTCATAATAGTTCTGTCTTTTAATTACAGCTCCAAATGGATTGTCTGGATGTTCAAGGTCCATCTCTTTATATACTTTGTTCAGTGGTGTTCCACGTTTCTTATTTGTGTTGTAGATGAAGTCATATCCTTCAGGTACGTCATTCGAGTAAGTTGCCATGCCTTTCATATAATACTTTCCATCTACTGCGATTCGCACCTGCGCATAGTGTGAATCTCCAAGTGAAATATCATCAACGTTACGTCTGAGCTCGATTGTACCGTCACGGTCTTTACCACCTTCTTCGGCATATCGAATAAAGACACGTTTACCATCAATACTCACCGGTGTCTGAATCTTCACAGCCTTCTCATTACCAGTGTGTAGGTCCTTCATTACGAAGTGGTCAGTAGGTGGTTGAATATCTCCCATGTGATTATCGACGATGTCTCGATAAGTTGAGCCCTTCTTAGCAGCAACTGTTACGGTCGTCTTGTTACCAGTTGTCTGAGGAACCTGAACGTTTGTTACAGTATAGCCTCTGTCCTTCAGAATCTGACAAGCAACTGTAACCTGCTTTTCACTAACACCAAGCTGCTCAGCGGCACCACGTCCAACCTGAATATAACCCTTACTCTTTATGTCCGCTTCAAGAGCATCGGCGGTTGCGGTGTACTTAGATGCTTTGGCAACTGCATCTTCTTTCTTGTAATCTTTAACGGTCGAGGGCGGTATACCAGTCCTTCTCGAAATCTCCATATCGGAGACACCCTTCTCAGCCCAACGCCTAACCTCGTAAACCGCTGCAAGCTTTCTCGATTCGTTCGTAATGCTTATACGGTTACGCAGGTCTTCGGTTGAAGCGTTCGGTCCAAGCAATGCCCTTGCGATTTCAATCTCGCTGAGGCCTTTACCTTTAAGCTCTTCACGTCTCGATATGAAGTCTCTACTTCTTTGAGGATTTTTACCGGAACCCCAAGGATAGCGTCCACTATGCCTCGGAGTACCGTAATGTGAAATATCACCAAGTTCGTCCTCAACCTTTAACTTGATGTCTTTTTCATCCGCCATTGTTAATCCTCCATTCTTAATCTATTGATCACTTCGGAAGAATGTTTCATCTTGTCCATAATTGGAACAATGACATCTACTCCCGGATTCGCCACCAAAATATCATCGTTCTGATATATTCTGGTTTCGATGTCTATCTCGGATGGGCGATAACCATACTCGAGACAGAACATAGCAGCATAGATGTAAAGCTGCTCCATGTGCGCCGGTGTGATTCCGGTTTTTAAATCATGGATACGAAGCATGTTGTTCCTAAAGCTTATGGCATCTGCTGTACCAAAGCAAATGTCGTTATAAGCCAGAACTTGCTCGGGCTTCATTCTGAAACCAATCGCGTCGTTAATGTAGGCACACATAGTTTTTCTACTTCTCGCCTGGCGCTGCTGAAGTTCAATAGCTTGTTTCGCAAACTCGTGAAGCTTCGTGCCTCTCTGCGCTGCAAGACTACTGTTGTACGCTTGAATCAACTTCTCGTCATCATAATTCAGCCAGTGCCATTTACTCGCACCCAGAAACGCATGGGTTCCTATCAAAGTTGGGTGGGCATTAAATCGCATAAGAATATCACCTGCCTTTAAAAGATTAGAAGAATTGTACGAGTTGGGTTCTTATATGAAGAGATAACAAAGGATAAAGTAGCGCCTCAAAAAAGGCATATAAGAACCCTTAACTCTTATTGTCTTCATTATAGGAGTTGCTAAAATTGTGCACGTAATTATTTTCCAGAAATTGGCAAAAACGAGACCAGCTGTTAAGCCAGTCTCATCGGTCCATCACAGTTTCTCAAATTCCCCGTCGGTCATCTTCTTTGTTTCTTTGAAGTTTGCAATTTGTTCCTTCAGCAGATGATTGGCAAGTTCGCCGTCTATCTCGAACTCACCGCCTCCGTTTGAATGAATAACCACATAATGTAGACCTCCATCATTCAACATATCGGTAAGTTTCTCGATATTACGGTCGAGACTTTCCATCCTCTTTCTAAGTTCCATTGCTTTCTCAAAAGTTTCCATTTTCATAATGATTCCTCCTTAGAATCTCAGGTTGTGTTTCTTCCATAATAGGACCTGCCCATTCCGTGAGGTAAATATCATCAAAGGCAAAAACGAGACCAGCTGTTTAGCCAGTCTCAATCTCATCGCTATTGATATGTTTCACCAAACAATTCATTTAGCACATTTGGTTGCTTACCTTCATACAACGAACCGCTCAATGAACGATACATGTTGAACTTACAAACTTTTCCGGTTTTGTCCGCAATACGTTGTCCGTTCTTTTCAACGTATGCATCAAGCACTTGTCTCGTCGAATATGAATGTTTTATAAACACTATGTCGTTACCATAAAAATTGTATAGCATAAAATATCACCTCCATTATAGGACCTGTAAAATTTGAGACCAACCGTTAAGCCAGTCTAAATTTCATCACTACTTGAGTACTCCCATGTCTGCGAGAATATCTTCGGTGAACTCTCCAGCTCTCTGCCTTCTCATAAGTTCAGCTCTCTCGTCGTTTGTGAGTCGTCTCTTCAACTGCCAGTGTGCTCCTGTGTGCGGGTCATAGTACTCAACTCTCTTTTCCTCAACACGTCTGGTCGTGCTAGCCTTATTAACTAATTTAACTGCGCCAGCCACGCCGGTACCTGCGAGTATAAGAATCTCCTTATTCTCCTTACACCACTCGACACCATTGTGAAACTTCTCTCTACAACGAGCTTTAAACTTCAGCCACTTGAGCTTCCTTTCGCTCACCACTTCAAACTCAATATTCTTCTCGTCCATAAAATATTATCCTTTCAAATAGTCTCGGGTTGGTTCCCATTATACGAGTCGTTTAAATCGTGAAAAATACCCTCAAAAAAGTTGGCGAGAATGCCCACGGCAAAACGGCAAAAAATTTTCGTAAATATATAATATAAAAAAAAATTTATTTAATTAATAAAAAAAAAAATGCCATTTGTACGAGATTTGGGCCTTTTTCTCCGCACTTTCGCCAACATTCGCACGTAATTGTCAAAAAGTTGCCGTACGTGACAACATCGAAAAAGTTGGCTCTCACGACAACAGATTTATGAAAAATGACCCCTTCCCTGTTGCCGCGTAAGCCAACACAAATTTTACGAAATTACCACATAGTACCGTTATACCAGCGGTCTCCGATAACTTTCCAGAGTGCATTAAATATCTTAAATGCGTTGTTTGTATCTGGTACTCGAGACCCGTTTACGTATTTCGATATGCTATACCGGTCTATTCCAGTCATCTTCGAAAGGTCTGCCTGACTCATCCCGAGTAACTCGAGCGCATACCTGAGCTTATCTCCATATAACTCGTCAGCACTTAGCCCCTCTATCGAACGACTTCCACGAATATTACGATACCAAAAAGCTGAAACAATTTCCATAAATATCACCTCCTTATATATAATGCCTACCTGTTTGTCTAGCAATCTCATACATGAGAGCTTCAAGCATTAACGACGCATTCTTAAGACCCGGAATCCTATCACCGATAACATAATGCGAAATCGTCGTCTTATCGATACCCGTCGCCCTAACGAGCCAGGCCTGATTGACCTGTAACCGAGTCATAACATATCTGAGCCCCGGCCCATACAAGTCCTCAGCACAAAAGTCACCATGCGTAATACCGAAGTCAATATTACGCCTCCAGAACTCAGACTGATAAGCCTCGTCATTATTGAATTCTGTACCTTGTCTCTTTCTCATTGGATACTGCATAAAATATCACCTATTCCTTTCTAAACTAAACTAAACACAAACCCAGAGCAGCTGTCACACTGCTCGAGTCTTTTTATTAAAAATTATATACCTTTACAACAAACGCAAATGCTCGTACGTCATTGTCATTTTCTTTGTCACGAACCATGTAAGCATCAATAACAATATTCTCGTCATAACCAAGATACTTCTCTTGCTGAAGCTTTATAAAGTCGTCGGCCTTTTCTGGGTCAAAATTTAACTTATACCAAATAAGTTGCCAACGCTCCAATGCTTCAAGAGCTCGTTTCTCTGAGTTATAAGCTCCTTTAATATTGGGCTTATGAATCGGTCCATTTTTCTGAACGTACTCCATCAATACATATGTTGTCATAAATATCACCCCCATTATACGAGTCGTTTTAATTGATACCCAAAACTGAGACCAGCCGTTAAGCCAGTCTCATAAACATCACCAATCTTTTCCACAATTTACGTATTCATCATACGCTTGTACAATACTTCTTTCTGAAACTCCATCGTACACATCACGATGGGATTCTCTAACTTGCATTAAAGCGATCTTATTAGATTCCAAACGAGTCTCCATAGCCTCCTCAAGTCGATGCTCACGAATCTCTTTCCAATCGCGTCGGAGCATTTCATTAAATACTTCGAGCTCGTGGTTGTATGCACTATGGATTCCATTTCTAACCCATTTATCAACTTCGTCCGCCGTACGGTCTAAGTTACTAAATTCGTTATAATAATATTCATCCATTGGCTTACCATACACTTGCTCAAAAAAGCTTTTATCATTAAAATCGCTCCAGCCCGATTCACACATCAAGATTGCTCTTATCACCGCAGCCTTCTCTACGAGTTTATAGAAGTCCTCGTTGCCTATGAATCTAACCTCTAAGTCATTCTTTTTAGCAAACTTCTCCCATCTACCTTCAAAGACATGCATCTTATAAAGTAGTTCCTCTCTTAAAGTCATTGTTCTTGCCATAAAATATCATCCTTTCTAATAAAGTTTAAGGTTTGGTTTGTTTTCCATTATACCAGTTGCTGATTTCGTGACCCAAAAACGAGAGCATTAGCCCTCGCCGAAAAGTCCGTTTTCTTCAACATAAAAACAATCTTCAAAATCATCATATCCGTCGTATTTAGCCCATTCGTCAAGTTTAAATATCAACTCCCTAAGTAATTTTGGGTCCATGATTCTTATCCTTACACGATCCGGGTTGATTCGCTTATACATATTAACGCCCCATAAGTGGTCCCAAGTCTCTGTAAGACCGGTCAATCCGCCTTTTTCTATGAATACGCTAAGTTCAGCATTTCCTCCAACAAAATCGCATAAATCAAAAACCACATTCTCAAATTCGTTCTTTGATTTCTTACGTTTGTCAACTAATTCCAAATATAACCTATAAATTTTGTTTCCATATAACATATGAAACACCATCCTTTCCATTATACCACCTGTTGATTTTGTGACCCACATCAAAGAAAAAAAATAGAAACGGTGTATCGCGCTTCGAACGCGAGCCTCTTTACAATGAGAAACCCCACTGCAAAGCGTACTTAAATCGGCACTACCATTACTGGCCTTCTTCGCCGCCCATTATACGATTAAAGTGTTTAATCTCACATCACGTCTCCACTATAGGGGCTGTTTATGTCGTGGTATAAATATACCCAAAAACCAGAGCATTAGCCCTGGCCGTTGGTGTCAACATGATTTATTAGGAACAACATTACCAGAAAACATATTGCTATCATCCCATAGTGAATATAACCCTTTACAATTAATATTAACGCGAATATTACCATCCAACTATAAAAGACCAAAGTCAATATAAATCTGGCTAAGTCATTCCATCCTGAGTTTCGCATGTCTATCACCTCCTCGTTAGAGGGCCTGTTTCATTCGATAAGGCAAAAAAGAGGGGACGTGCCCCTCGAGTGATGTCACTTTTCGTGATAAATCTCACTATGTTCGTCTATCTCAATGTCAATATGTGTACTATGCGCCACAGACTCCATCAATGTCTTGGTTTCGTTATCCGGTACTAAAATCGTGATATAATAATCTCTAGCAGGGTCATCTTCTTCAACATAGTCATTAGCTCTTTCAACTATTGCATACGCGAAGTCCCACGACCAATCATGCCAGGTCAATCCTTCACCGATTTCGCCATCATACATCTCTCCCCAAGAGTAATATGATTTAGTGTCTGGGTGCATGTACTCAACAAAGATAGTACTCTTGTAAGATACTACATCCTCAGGTTTAATCCTCTCTTCTGCACATCCAGTGCAACCAAACATCATTACCATTGCCATCATTGTAACTATAATTCTTTTCAACATAAATATCATCCTTTCTAATTTAGGTCTTAGGTTAATGTTTCCATTATACCACCTGTTGATTCCGTGACCCCAAATATAACCAAAAACGAGAGCAACCGCCCTCGCTATTCGAAGTCCTCGTCTTCAAGCAAATTAATCAATGCCAACGCTCCTTGAATCCCTCTGAAATCAGTACTGTGCATGTGGTCTTTGTAAAACGTCATCTCGACCTTCTTGCCTTTTTGTTTAACAGTTATAGCGCCCTTCTTATATTCTGTATTAAGATGTAGCGTCTCTATAAGTGCCTCATATCTAGCAGTAGCGATCTCAACATTTTTTTCACTCCTAACATACCGCAGTATCATTCCACGATCCTTTGTCGTTCTGCATATCTGTTTTATAATTGTCATAAGACAACACCTCCCATAATATAAGCTGTTTTGCCCGTTAGGGGTTTAATTATAAAGTGTTTCATTCGTGAAAAAAAGACCCCTTGCTCAGGAGTCTTTCTTCTTTCCGTAAATCAGTTTGCCCAGTAAAACGCCACCTATTATAAAGACTATTAACTTACTTGGTAATACTGCTACCACTATTGCCAGTAAGAACATCATCCCTATTATAGTTGCTAACATTTTAATGAATTTCATATGATTCACTCCTTTCATAATAGGATCTGTTTTATTTGTGAAAAACTAGAGCATTTGCCCTAGTCAACCTCTTCTATTGTTTTCCAACAGTCGATAAGATTTGTTTCCGCTAAATCGTCGTCATAAAGTAGGCCAGTAACAAAATCATCTACAAATTCGTCAAATGTTTCGGTTATTGTAACTTTC